CATCTTTATTTTTAGGCATTACCATATTAACAATATGCCCCAATACGGAGTAAGACCATTGCCTATATTTTCGAATAAGTTTTCGAACAAAGAACTCGTCATAATCCTCCTCCATATCATATATAGCGCATTCTTCTAATATTTGTTCCTTTTTTATATTAAGGAATAATAATGCTTCTCTTATATAATCCCTTATTCTTCTGAACTTCAAATCATCTCCAAATTTCCTAAATATCAAATCCTTAATTTTAATAAGTAGATTTATTTTAAATCTTCCATCTTTAGTCATAAACTTCCTCACTCCCCTTCTCTTCTTTAGGTTTTGAAGAATAAATTCAGCCACAGCACATACCTTCGATTTCGTCCTCTCCTTTCTTGCTGTATCACATCTTCTCTCTCCCCTTACTTTTTTAACACAACGAAACCTGGTTTTACTAACAAACATATCTCGATATTTCTCTCTGGCATTCTTGAGATATCTTGCGTACCCTATTCTTTTTACTTCTCTTATCTCACTTATGACAACATTTGTTATATAATTAAGATCCTCTATGCGAGTAGTTGTAATACCAAAATATGTCACTCTAAAAAAATAAACAATACCAGACGCTAACTTATCATAATCTACTTGAATGCTTGAAAACGGGTTTGCATTGGCTAAAATATACGCTACTGTTTGCATCTTGAACATCCAATACATATTGGAAGGAGCCTCCCATACACCAGTCTCTTCAAACTTTTTAATTCTATCTTTATGCCACTCATCTCTGGCATATTTAGGAATACCAGGAAAAATTAATGAGTTTTTAGACTGTCTGATAGCCATCTTCCCTTCCGATACCTGACGAGCCTCAGAAGGTGTAAGCGAGAAATTTCTCCTTAAAAGCGAAAAATTTGATTCACCATTAATTGTAATTGAAATTATGTCAATATCTTTGTCCATAATTAAGTTTTTTAATTTCTGCAAATATAGCAGAAATTAATATACGATGTATGATACATGTATATTAATTTAAAGCTCCGGTCTGAGATAGATAGGAGCTTTTATTATTGTTGACATTATTTAACACACAAGGCGGTTGGTAATAGCCTCATTTTCAGCAAGTGGCAATTTGGATATATAACATACTTCGTATGTATATAGCAGAAAATAAATTTTCAACTATATAATAGCTTAAATGGATTTAATCTATTTACTTTCGGGAACACTCATGCGGTTCCCGCATTCGTATTCCCTTCTCTATATAATCATTACACTACATTATATAATAGCTTAAATGGATTTAATCTATTTACTTTCGGGAACACTCATGCGGTTCCCGCATTCGTATTCCCTTCTCTATATAATCATTACACTACATATGGATTTATAATAAATATTCCATTTTGTTATCATATGTTGGATTTATCAACATATGATAACAAAATGGATAGTAAAATACAAAATGTTATTACAAACTGATTCCATGAGATAAGCTAGACAGTCGGCAGGCACAGGGCAGGCCCGTGTCACCGCACCGACAGCCCCGGCAGCAGGGACAGCTTTTCATGTGGAACGATTAACCTTATTATATATATAAAAATACGTTAATTTTAAATTTATAAATCCTTAATCCTTATCTTTGTATCAAAACGATAATCTCATGAAAGAAAGTGATAATAAAGATGTTAGTAATAGGGCTTATAGGCTTTTAGTACCTTATTCCAATACGGTAGATATGGCGAAGAAGATACTTCTGTTTTATAACGGATACTTAATGGCTTCCGGCAATGAGAAGAATGTCATAGATGCGAGGCACTTAAATCTTCTTGCCTATTATTTTGTGTTTGGATATTCGTATGAGACGAAGAAGAAGTTTTCTCATTGTTTCAGTACCGATCTTCAATATGTATCGGTTCTGGATACGGAGATGAAGAAGCGTGGTATTTTGATTGACCGTGAAGGGAATTACAGGACCAGGTGTTTGTGCCCGGATATAGAGAACATGCGCCGTCTTTTTGTATTGGAGGGTTCCAGAGATCAATGTGCGTTGGTTTCTTTATTTTACAGAAAGAAAACTTTTGAATCAGATGCCGAAGAATGATTTCCCTATATCATTTGAGTCACATATTATAGATGATGTGATGGATAAGACCGGGGGCGTTTACGACCGAAACCAAATACGTGACGTTTTCAGAGCCAGTATTTCTTATGCCAATAACTTATGTACGTACACAGATAACGTGTCTGTATCGTTCCCGTATGTAGGCGATATGGTTTGTAACCTTCATGAGATGGAGAGGCGCAAACACAATCTTGAGCGCCTTAAATCCAAGGTAGAAAAATTATCTAAGTATCAGGAAAAAGAACTTCAGTGCCTTGATATTAAGATAAGGATGATAAAGGATGCTTATGACTCAGGTGAGATAAAAGGTGGGGATATGTTGATAAAACACAACAAATTATCTATCTTTAAATCTCGTAAGGGTCATAGTTTTAGTGAAATACAAAATATTCAAGAACAGGAATTTAACAGATAAGTCATGAAAAAGATTTTGCAAGCGGAAGTTATATACGATGCTTTTATGGATACGATATTAAAAAAACTTCCAAGAAAAAAAGAAGATTATCCTGATTGGTACAAGGAACGTCTTGAAAAGTGTGAAGGATGTAAATTCAATACCAAGAACGTCCCTAACTCTATGCTTCCTCTTTCTTTGTACGTAAGCAAGAAAATAGGTAAAAATCGTTGTTCGGTATGTACGTGCTTCATCAAGCAGAAGGCCTGGAGCAAGACAGAGGAGTGTGCGCTTGGGGAGGGGCTTCCCCGTCCTTCGTGGATGGATCGTCAGTATTCTATTGATTTTTATGATGAGAAGTCAAGATGGAACAGGTTAGAGCTTATTACAATGGATTCTGATGAGTTTAATGTTATTTCTACAGATGACAAGCAATATAACATTGACCTATCTAAAGACGGTAAATCATTTGAAATCATTTTCGAACCGGTAGAAAAAGGGAACAGTATAAGGTTTTCATTCGTTCTTGAGTCGAAGCATGATATGAAGATAACAGCATCAGAGACATCTTGTGGTTGTACGTCATCTAATTTGAATATCATTGACTCACGTCACTTTAAGTTCAATATAGAGATACATACAGCAGGATTTGGAATAGGAAGATTCGTAAAGCACATGACTGTTCACTATCAAAAAGATGGGTCTCAAAAAGAGGAAAAAATTCCGTTTAATTTTGAAGGTACTATAATTCAAAAAAGTTAAGTTATGGGTGGATGTGGTAAAGCAAGGCATTTACAATGCGAGGATAAAAGGAAGTCCTTATTTTCTATGTTGCAGGCATCTTGTGACGATCTCCCCGATTATTCTGCCGGGGACATTCTCTATGCCGTACTTAGATCTTTTGCAAAGAAAAGAGGATTGTCTGTTTCTTTTTTAAGGACGTTGACAGACAGCGAGCTTTTTGAAGTGGCTGATTGTAATTTGTCAATGGAGTTGATGGACGTTATTATTTATGATAAAAAGGTTCTTGATAATGAAGAAGATTGATTTTGATTCAGATATAAAGCATCTTATTTCTTATTACAACCATCTACTGTCTGCGCAAGACAAGGTGGGAGAGGAGATGGAAGAGCTAACTAAGGATATTATTAGGAAGAAGGATGAGGAAAACGACATAGAGTTAGAAGACTTTATTGATTTAGAAGAAAAGTCGTTTATGACCAACTTGTATCAACAAGAGATGTTGAAAGTATCTTCTTCTATAAAGGCCGTTTACAGGTTGTCTATTAACGCCGGTCATAATCTTAATATAGATGATGACAGCAAGAAGGTTCTTGACAGGATAGTAAACGACGGAGAATCGGATTTTATTATGTACGTTGATAATAATACTGATTCTGTTATGTTCAAGGAAGAATCTATTGAGGAAGGAATAAAAAACATGTGTAAGTATCGTGTTGATCCATCTTCTCTTGAAGACAGGTTTAATATGCTTAAGTCTCAGTATGAGGCTTTTTTAAAAATTGTTAATAATGAAGGTAAGAAAGCCGACTAACGATGATGTCTCTTACGTAGATCGGAAACTTCTTGTGCTAAGGGATCAGATAGATAAGGCTGAACGTTATCTATCTGAAAACCCTTGGGATAAAATAGAAGATTCCGATAAGAGGGAGAAAGAATTTAGGTTTCAAAAGAGCTTGTCTGATAGCTTAATGCAATGGACTGAATCTTATATTAAGATGTGTGGGATAATGGATGTCTATAATCAGCTTGAGGCTGCCAAAAACAAGAAAAGCCTAAAAGGAGGACAAACAGTATCAGGTATTCAGTCTTTTGTGAAGAATGAAGCTAAGAACAAGTTTGGTAAGTAGTTTTGTTATGAATTTTGATAGTAAAGAACTTTATATAAATATGGGTAACGATATTCCGTTATGGAATGACCTTTATTCTTATGAAGAGCAAGACGATGATGTCAAGCAATTCTGGGAGAATGAGGCTATGAAACTCCTTAACGGTGTTACCATAAATGGTGTATTTATCCATCCTTGGCTATATTGGCATATCAATTTCTGGAAGATGATGATTGACGTAGGAGATGATCGTATTCCTGGAAATTCTCAGCTTCGTGATAATGAATGGATGTTTGCCGAATTTCTAAAGCAGGCGGAAGAAGAGAATAAAGGAATATTCATGTTCGGGTGCCGTCGTTTTGGAAAAGCCCTTCTTGACTCTGAGATACTTTATCTTGAGGACCGGGAAAAGATGATAGGAAATATCGTTGTAGGGGATAAGATATATGACGATAAAGGGAATTTGGTAGAGGTCGTAGGTGTCTACCCTCAAGGGAAAGTAACTACCTACAGAGTCGTATTTGAAGACGGTCGTAACGTTATTTGCTGCGGTAATCATCAATGGCGTGTCAATCATGGAGGAAAATGGCATGTTAGGAGTCTTAGATCCATAGCCGGATTGGATTATAAGAGTATGTCTATTCCAGTAGGTGAGGCCCTGAACTACCCTACGGCAAAGCTGCCGGTTCCGCCGTCGGCCTACGCCTCGATGCTGGCGGCTTATCTCGGTGGCTATAGTGGGGATATGTTTTTTGATAAATACGTTTGTAAGAAGTTTTTAAGATCGTCCATAGATCAAAAGAAAGATTTTATAGAAAACTTCATTCGTTCTTTCAGAAACGTAGTAACCGGAGAAGAAGAGCTTACGTTGTCTCATATTGACATGGATGTCATAAATTTTGTACAACGTATGTTTTGGGCTTCAGGTTGGTATGCTAAATTGGAGGGAAATAAACTTATACTATCAAGGAATCGTAAGGAATTAAAAATAAGATCCATATCAATATACGGAAAGGAGCATGCCACTTGTATAACCGTTGATAATGACTCTCATTTATTTTTGACCACCAATTACATCGTTACTCATAATACGGCCATAATGAGCTCGTTTTTGGCTCGTAATGCTACAATGACGTACAATTTGACGCATAATGTTATTGGGTCAAGTAAGGAGGACCTTATGAGTCTTGGTGAGTATCTTGAGTTTGGTCTTGATAATATACATCCTTATCTAAGAATAAATAGAACAGGTAATGATTGGTTTAAAGAGGTTATTATGGGTACTAAGACGGTGAACAATATTCGTGACGTTCACGCTCGTATTCGTATTACCAATATTGATAGCGGTAAAGCCGGTGCCTCTCTTAAGACCGCATCTGGAACACCATATACATCTATTTATGATGAGGTAGGTAAATTTCCATTTTTAGCAGCATACTTACAAGGTCGTCCTGCCCATATGATGCACGGTAGAATGAGGGGGATGATGATATGCTCCGGTACGGGCGGCAACGTTGAAAAGTCTCAAGATGCTCAAAAAGTGATGAATAACCCTGCTGAATACGGGTTTATTGTCATGAATTATGATCTGCTTAATAAACGTTGTTTAAAACCAACTTGGCGTATTAGTCAATCCGGTTGTTTTGTTCCTGCTCAGATGTCTCATGCTTATGATAAGGAAACAACAACCTTAGATAAGTACCTTGGAATAGAGAAAGCTACAGGTCTTAAGAAAATAGATATTCAGGTATCAAAATTTGATGATAATACTAAGAAGATAAAATCTCGTCTTGATGAACTTGTCAAAAAGGATAGAGCTTTATACGTTCAGGAACGAATGGCATTTCCTTTGTCTATAGATGATTGTTTTCTTAATACGAATGTAAATAGGTTTCCTGTAGAAGATGCTTTGAAGCACAAAAGCCGTCTTCTTGAAGAAGGAAGACCAGGTAAAACAGTAGACATATATCAGACTGATGGAATGAAAATGGGCTATCATTTTAGTGATAAGCAGCTTGCTGATTATCCGTTTCAAGGTGGTAACATAGATTCTCCTGTTGTTATATATGAGGATCCACCAGAAGAAGGAGGTGTTTTTGATTACACTTATGTTTCATCGCTTGACCCCTATAAATCTGACAAGGCTGATACTGATTCTGTTGGTTCGTTTTATGTACTTAAAAGATATGTAAAAATCAACGATCCATTTGCTTATTGCATAGTAGCATCATACGCATCACGTCCTCCATCTTCCGATGATTTTTGTAGGAATTGTGAAATACTTCAAGAAGCGTATGGGGCCAAGTGTCTTATGGAGAATGCCGACCGAATGTATGAATTTTATCTTACGAGACGAAATAAGCAGCTTATGTTGCTGGAAGATGGCGAACGTCTTGCCGGTAAGATTATCCGTGCCGGCGCCCGTCAGAACAACAAGCTCGGTTTGGCTCCTACGGTTCCCAATCAGCGCATGCTTTTCAATACCGTTATTCAATATTGTTGGGAGGATGTTGTTGTCGGGTATGATGATGATGGTAATGAAATAACACAGAAAGGTATTTACCGTATCCCTGATATAGAACTTCTTGATGAGATCATAGCCTTCGGCCCTGGGGCCAACACCGACCGTATCATAGCCTTCGGCCACGCTCTTCTTCTGGCTAAGTACTATGATGATATGGGTTACATGCCTGAAAGTACGACTCAGAAGGAGAATCAAAAGAAAAGAGAGCGAAAAAGAAGAGAACAAGCGGGAGGAATGTCTCTAAGAAGACATAACCCTTACAAAATGAGGTGACGAGAACAAATTCCTTATCTTTGTGAAAAATAGGATAATAGGATGGAATATTTCAATAGAGATCAGGCTTTTCCGGCCAGAGGAGTATTTTCAGGTTTGCCGGTGCAGGCTATACCTACCAAGAGAAAAACCAAGGAGTGGTTTAAAGCCACTATGGATTCTCTTGAATTGATTGGTTTGAAGCAGCTTGATGAGAACCAAAAGTTCAAAGATTTTTACAGGATGATGGAAGGGAAGCTGTCATTTATGGAGCTGAAAGATGTAATTCCTTATCTTAAGGATGTTCAGTCTATAAGGGACAATGTAAATATTCCATCATTCTTACGTCATTATGATATAATAGGTACGATCGTAAACGCTTTTGTAGGATGGTTGGGCAATCTTTCTGACAAGTATAATGTAGTTGGACTGGATGAATCTGAAGTGAATCAGTATTCTGCCACGAAGGAGAATCTTCTTCATAATTACATTAAGGAGGAATTGGACAGAAGGGTTAGACAAGAGTTATTGAATAGAGGATTGGATCCGGATTATAATAATTTTGCCAGCGAAGAAGAAAAGCAGGCTTATGCTCAACAGATACAAGAGGTGAAAGCATCTATGACTCCTCCTGAGATAGAGAATTTCATGAATACAAAATGGAAGACCGCCGAGGTTATATGGGGTTCTCATACGCTTGAGGCGGACAGGGGGCGTTTTTACATGGATGAGATAGACACCGAGAATTTCATTGACTATCTTCTTACCGGTCGTTGCTTTAGAAATTATCATGTAGGATACGACTATTATAAGCCGGAGAGGTGGTCTCCGTTGAATACGTTTTATTCTAAGACATTAGATAGCAAGTATCCTCAATATGGGGATTATATTGGTCGTGTTCATTATTATACTGCCAATGATATTATAGTAAGGTGGGGGCATCTTCTTACGGCGAAAGACAAGCAGAAGCTTATAGGGGGTGCTGATAATTTCAATGGTACTTATCATAATGGTGATAATGGAAGCTATGTAAGTTTATCCAAATCGGCGAGTGTAGGGATGTTATATCAGAATAAGGTAATACCTTGGAAAGGGTATAATGATTATGCTTCTATAAAAGCTTATGAAGATTATTACGGTATTCCAGCCGGCACATATACCGGATACGATAGTAATGGTAACGAATATCACAGAACCAGATTCATGCCAAATTTAGAGCATGGTAATTACTATAACCGTGCCCAGAGTTTGAGCGACGAGCATGTTCGTAGTGATTTGTATCAGGTAACTGAATCATATTGGGTATCCCCAGCTCAGGTGTATGTAATTACCTACCAAACTGAAACCGGATTAGTAACTACCGAAATGGTAACCGACGAGCTTCTTCAGGACTTTTTACAGGAAAATGGTATTAAGAAAATTACCAGGACCATGAGTAAGGGAATGGAGAACCCGGAGATTAATACCTATTTCGTAGATTACGTTCCACAGGTAAGGTACGGGGTTAAGATCAGTGGCGGGGCTCTCGCTCAGGATAACCTGTATCTGGATGGAGAACCTATCGATCACCAGATAAAAGGGGATAGTAATATCTATGACTTTGTTCTACCCGTTGCCGGATATATCGGTACTTCTATGGCCAACAGGATTCAGCCATATCAAATATTTTATAATTTCTCCATAAATCAGATAAACAATATTCTTGAAAAGGAGATCGGTAAATTCTTCTTAGGGGATATAAATCTGGTTCCAAGTGAATACAAGGATTTGGGTGAAGATGTGGCTGATATATGGGCTAACCTTCTTGATGTGGCTAAGTCTGTAGGAGCTCTGACATTAGATACCTCATCTCAAAACACGAAAGGCGGTGTTCCTTTCAACCAGTTTGCCGTCTATGATTTGTCGCAGACAGAGCAGCTTAAAACAAGAATGGAGCTTGCTGAATGGTCAAGGATGAAGTGTTTTGAAATGGTTGGCATCACGCCTCAAGTAATTAACGGTCCCAACAGGTATGAGACTGCCACCGGGGTCCAGCAGGGCGTTACAGCATCTATGTTACAAACACAGATATACTTTGATAACTTCGGTTACTTCAAGAAACGCGCTTTGGATCTTCATCTGGCTGTCGCTCAACAATGCCAGGAAGAAGGAAAGGATATTTCTGTAATGTACACAAAAAGTGACCTTACCAGAGCGTTTTTATCTATAGGAACCGACGGTCTTAGCCTAAGGCATCTTGGTGTTCAAGCTTTATCCAACTCGAAGAAAAGGGATGAGCTTGAAAAGTTCAAGACCTTTATGTTGCAGCTAAATACGGCCGGAGGAGACATTTACGATCTTGCATCTATCTTCACATCAGATTCTATGGTGGAACTTATACAGAATGCAAGGAATACTCGCGCATACAACGAGCGTCAGATGCAGCAGCAACAACAGAATCAGATGCAGCTTAACCAGCAACAGATACAAGCTGAAGCTGCTGAGAAGGATAAGCAACGTCAGCATGAACTTGCTTTGGAAGACAAGAAAGGTCAATACAGGATACTTCAAGAGAAGATCCAGGCGGCAGGCAGGGCAGCAGACGCTAAGAGCGACGCCACTTCCCTCAACTTCCTGGCTTCTGTTTCAGATCAGACCGTAAGGCAAGCTGATATAGAAAGCAAGGAAAGGATAGAGGATAAGAAGATCGAAAACGATTCCAAACTCCATGATGATGAAATGAGAATAAAAATGGAAGAGTTAAAATTAAAATCCAAAGAGCTTGCTCAACGAGCGAGGGAAGACGCCACCAAAAGGTATGTAGCCGGAATCAATAAGAATTAAGGATTAAATATCCCCAAATTTCATTAGAAAATCTCTAATAAAATTTGGGGATATTTAATTTTTAGTGAAGATTAAACACTTATAAGTTTTTTATCTGAAATATAGGTATTTAAATATTTTTGCAGTATGGGAAAATTAGAAAAAAATGGAATAGTAGAATTGGACGATATTTTTAGTATCGGTCCGGTTGATGATGTTTATAATAGGGAAGAAGATATTCTGCCTATTAATGGTAATGAACCGGCTAAAAAAGATGAGAAGCCTGTAGAAGAAGGTTCTCAAATTAAAGAAGATCCGGTTGTTGATCCTACTCCTGATCCTAAAGAGGATAAAAAAGGAGAAGAGAATGTAGTTGACGTTAATCAGGATCAGGTAGAGACCCCGGTTGTCAATTACAGAAAAGTATTGGATGCCCTTTCTTCAAGGGGAATCATTCCCGATTTGAAAGATGTGGTATTTAGTGGTGAAAACGGCGAAGAGATCACTATCAATGATCTTGATTTTAGTAAAGAAGATTCGTTGTGTGACATACTATCTACAGTCCTTGAAAGCCAGAAAGAGGACATTGTTAAGGATAAGATAGATGTTACCTCTGTTTCTGATATTACTAAGAAGCTTATCCAGGCTGATAAGGCCGGCGCGAATATCGTTGATATTCTTAAGCAATATGATACGAATGTCGCTCCTATAGAAAAGCTTGACATTGAAAACAAAGCAGATCAGATAAAGATCGTTCGCCATTATGTTGATCTTCTTGGGTTGCCTAAAGATGAAGCTGATGAGTTTTTCAAAGGCATTATCAATAAAGGAGAAGAGTATGTTGAAGCAAAGGCTATAAAGTATAAGGCTGAGCTTGATAAGAGAATGGATGATATTATCCAGCAACGTACTAAAGAGGCTGCCGACAAGAAAGCGAAGGATGCAGAAGATTTTAGAAGGTATAAGAAAGATCTTAAGTCTTCTATCCAGGCAAAGTATCAGCTAAATGACACTATGGTATCTAAAGCTCTTGATTTTGCTCTAAAACCTTCTGAATCGAATCCCGGAATTACCAAAGCATTTAATAGGGTAAGGGAGATGATGATGAATCCGGAAGAGGCGCCAGATTTGATTATGTTTCTTATGAACCCAGGAGAGTTCATAAAACAGAAGTCTAATCAAGCTGTAGTTGATGAGAAAAAGAAAATTTATAAGCTCATCAGCCACACAAATAAAGACAAGAGGGTGGCTCCGGTAGATGATAAAGGTGATCAAGTTCAAGGTGTGAAGTTCGATGAAATCAGTATAGATTAAAAATTAAAACATTTTTTCGTTCATGGCTAATGTACTTTTAACAAAAAATTTCCCGGCCACCATGAATGGTGACACGGTGATTGGATATACCGACGCTAAAGTCGTTAAGCAAAGTATCGTAGAACACGATCTTAGCTCTTTAGAAGATTGGTACTACGAAGATCCGGATAAGAACCATCTGGGTATGCTTGAGTTGTTTTCTAACATTACAAACTATCCTCTGCCTATGTATATGGGTATGATCAAACAGGATGCTACTATTACCGTAAATGGTATCAATGGTTCATTCCGTTATGATCTTCCGGTATCAGAAACGTATGAGGTGGTTACAGTAGAAGACACGTCTTTGAAATATGCAAAACCTGGTATTGATGAAAGCTTCTTCGAAATTGTGTTGAATGCACAATTTAAACAAGGAGATGTTATTACTTACGATGTGATTAACGGTTGCCAGGCTCTTATCTCTACAGAGCGTCCTCCTAAACAAGAAGGTGAAAACTGGAGATACTGGTGTAAGCTGTGGGGTCGTTCTCGTGCTAAATACTTCCCGAAAGACATGCTTCGTGCCGGTATTAAATACTGGAAGGTAACAAACGTTCTTGGTGAGTTCTCTACTCAGTTCTCTGGTGTAGGAGGTGCTTCTAAGGCCGGTTCTATGACTTGTGAATTTACGCTTGGTGGACACCGTGGTGTTGAAGGTGAAACGACTATGTACGCCGGTATTAAGTCTTTGGCTTATGCGGATGAACGTACACAGAATTTCATCGACAAGGCTTACCAGAAAGTTCGTCAGCTTTCTGAAATCAGAGGAGGTGATGCAAGTTATGCTATCATCGGTTCTCGTCTTGGTGACGGAAGCATTGATATGCGTACAGCACGTGTAGCTAATACAGTGTCTTTGTTCTGTTTGGCTGAGTTGGCTAAGATGGAAGCATACGAACTTATGTTCATGCGCGGTGGTAGAGTCAAGGGTCATAATGGTGTTTTGATGAAAAACGAAGGCCTGTATCACCAACTGCGTCGTGGTTTCGTTATTTCTTACGCTCGTCCGGGTGGTATCAAGCGTGAACACTTCCTGGCTGCTGCTGACTATATTTTCCGTGGCCGTAGCGATATGCCGATTGAAAATCGTGTAATGAAATTCAAGGTAGGTGCTATGGCTTACAAGAATATCGTTGAGATTTTCCGTGATGAGTTCTTCTCTCAATTAGGCGCCTTAGCTCCGCTTATGGGTACAGAACGTATCATCAATAACCCGGTAACAGGATCAAATGATGCTCTTGAATTAGGAACTGTAAAGATCAAGGGTGTTACTATTCCGGGTATTGGTAAGGTTATTGTAGAACACGAACCTTCTTTGGATTACGTTGATATGGTAGATAGAAGCCAGTTGGTAGACGGCATGACTCCTATCACATCATATTCATGTATTATGGAAGACTTGACCGCTCCTGAATACTCTAATGCATTCGCCGGCATCCCTGCTTCAGCCGAAGCTCGTATTGGTAATATCAACAGCAACGTATTCTACGTTAAGCCTGATATCGGTTCTATGTGGTGGGGTTACGAACAAGGTAGATGGTCGTCCAGAGTATCGGCTCAAGAAATTGTATCCAGCCATCCTCGTATGTCAGAACAATTCTGGTGTCACTCTGTATCGGCTTGTTGGGTAAAAGATACCAGCCGGTTCGTAACAATTGAATTGTTACCGAGTTCTTTGTGATCATAACTTTTAGTATTAACTTGCGGTCGGCTTTAAAACCGGCCGCAAATTTTATTTTTTAAGGATATATAAAAATGGGAAAAAAGATTTTTAAAGAAAGCCATGAGTCTAAGAAACTGCTGGCTACCGTAGGAGGAATGAAAATATATTCCGACTCTATTTATGTTATAACAGGTAAGATGGATGAAGAAGCTCCTTCCGGATATCAGGAAAGAGGCATTTCCAAGACTCCTTTCCCTGGGAACAAGACAGTATCTTGTTGTGGATGGGATAAGGATCTTAGGGTGTATGATACCGGTTTCTTTATCAATTCAGCATGTTATAAAGGTTACTCACTTGAAGACAAGAAGAATGAAATGGATATGCGTATTAAGAATATTCGGTATCCGTTTGAAGAGACTGTCAATGAGGACCTGGACCAAAAGAATTTCGATTTCTGGGATTCTTACAGAATTGACTTGTATGATGGTCGTTTGTTCTACACTAATGACGTTCGTGATTTATTTGAGCTGTATATAGCTATTTTGTCCAAGTCTCTTACTCCTAAAGAGGAAGACGGTAATCCGATGTATGTCGAATCTTATTATTGTGTAGAAGACAAGACTACGGCCGTAGATATCAGGAAACAACGTCAGATTGACAAGGCTGATATTTTATATGAGTTCATGAACAAGCTGAAAGGGTCAGAGGCTGAAAGGAAAAGCATCTACGATCTGCTTTTGTATCTTGACATCATATACAGCGTAGAGCTTGATCAGAGCATGGTTCAATACATATTCACTAATTGGATTGACGCCAAGAATACGAACGTTGATATGTATAAAGAAGCAAGCTCAAGGTTCTTATCTGACGACGAATCTTCCGAAGGGATGCAGGTGATCAAATTCCATCGTATGATCAGGGAAATGATTGAGGGCCTGGCTGTCACCGTCAACACCGACGGACTGTATCTGAATGGCGAGCTCCTGGGCGCCGACGCTATCTCTGCATCTATGGCTCTTGCTTCCAATAAGTCGATGTTAGAAACTAAGTCACGTGTCCTGGAAGCGTATAACGCTTTAAAGAACAAGCATAAAAAAATAGAAGGCACTAAGTCTGACAAGAAGAAAAAGGAAGATGAGAAAGATTTCGATGTTGATCAATACACTGACAAAAAATAATAATTTATGAGAATCGTTGATTGTTATATCCGGGCCTTACAGAAGGCTGAAGAAAACATGACCAACGGTGGTATAAAACTTGACAAGGCACGTTTTGTTCAGCTTTTTAATGACGAACAAAACCGCCTTGTTCGTTATATCCTTGATAAGAAAAATGAAGAGGATATACGTTATATCCAAAAGCTGGTTGTGTATTCGAAAGAACTTGATGAGAGAGGAGATAAAGATAATCCGGAAAGCACTTTATTTTCATTGCCTTCTGATTTCTTTTCTTTTTCAAACATATCAGGCGTATTTACCAGAGGTGAATGCACGGTCACTGATTTTACCATGTGGGAGGCTAAGAATGAAAACCCACATGAGCTTCTTGCCGACTTTTTTAACAAACCTGATTTTGATTTCAGGGAAACATTCTATACAATAGGCGAAGATTCGGTAAGGGTGTATAAGTCTGGTTTTGATGTAGACACCGTTTACCTTACATATTATCGCTATCCGAAGGAAGTTGACATCGAAGGATATATTAAATCCGATGGTTCTAATTCAACTGATATAGATCCTGAATTAGATGATAAATTAATTGGTATTATCCTTAACATGATTGAAAAGCAATTTGCTTTGAATGAAAGCGAATACGGACGTTATCAAATAGATTCAAACAACGTCCAATCTCCTTTGTAGCAGAAGAAAGGCATATACTAAATTAAAGATTATCAAAAAGCATTAAGAATTAATTAATTCATAATGCTTTTTGTTGCTTATATGACTATCACTATTTTTGAGACAGATAACAGAATACTAATTTTTAAAATATTATAAGGCTATGGCTATCCATAAACCGTATGACAGACACATTATCTGTCCTCCGCACGCTAAGTTGGCGGACGTAGATTCTTTGTTGCTTCAAGAAGGTCAGATCGCTATCTATGATTTGGATGGTGAGCAGACTAAAGATGGTTTGAAAGCGTTGAAAGACTTGAAAGGATATCGTAAGGACGAACAACGTTTCCAGATCAGAATCGGACGTAATGAGATGGTGAACGATCGTGTATCTGATGATAAATCATTCTCTACACCTACGTTTGCTATTGACGAAATCATAGAAGTGTATGCTTCTGCTCCGAAGAGCAAAGAAATTAAAGTAGATGAGGTTATTTTCGGTTATAACGGAATTGACGACAGTACAGCTATTACAGCAAGAAAAGGCGATCGTATTCCTATCCATATTAAGCTTACAGGACGTTTGTTCGAGCTTCGTGGTTATCCGATGGGTGAGGTGAATATCGATGATTACATCATTTTCGAAAACTGTCCGGGTCGTGAGGATATGTGCTCAGAATGTGATCCTTGCGAAGATGTTGATATTTTGGCTGCTATTTTGAAAACAATCGAACGTATCAAGAATCAGCCGATTGCAGGTGGTGGCAAGGTAGGTGATTTTGTAGAAATCCATCCTATCCATTCTTGCAATGAACTGGAAAAAACTCCGGTGGAAACCGACATGAATTTCTATTGCATGGAAATGTGTGATACCGGTGATGCTTATGCCCTGGCTCAGCTTAAGGCTGCTTATCCTGGTTTGGATATCAAGAGAGTCGGACGTCATCTTTCTACATCTAAATATCAGGTGATGAAAGAAGGTGGTAAGCCTTCTGATTATACTCAAAAGCTGTCTTCTATCATGAAAGGATGCGAAGAGTGCCCTGATGGATATACTAAGGTAGACGGAGGTTTGATTTATGCCGTAACGTTAGAGGATGATGGGGTTGATCAGTCTACTGTAGTAGAAAGCATTAAGAATGCCGTTAGTAGCACTGCCGAGAAAACAGCAGCCCAAGATGGCGGCGTAGGTATGTACACTGTGGCCGTAAGCAAGAAACTGACGAAGGCTGATATCGATGCATTTGTAGAAACTAATCCGACTGCTACAGTAACGTTCGTTGCTAAAACAGCAGATATGTGTAGCAATCCTGCTGTTACTACCGTTAGCTGGGAAGCATGTGGTTCTTGTAAGATTTCGAAAGAAGCTTATGAAATCACGTTGCCGGATGATGAATGTGGTAACAGTGCTAAAGAAGAATTACAGGCAGCATTCCCGTATCTGACAATCGAAGATTACGGTACACCTGGTGGATGTCAGCACAAGTTTAAAACCGTTGTAGTTACTAACATGGTTTGCGACGAATGCGATAAAATTTTCAAAGACTTTTTCGTATCGAAAGCTCCAGAATCTTATCGTGGACGCAACTGGAAACGTTTGGGTGCCGTAGCAGGAGATCAGTCCATTATCGCAGATCCGATTCCTAAGAACTGCAAATGCGGTATCTTGTTCCGTGGTATTGACTACATGATTTCTCCGTCCGACTGTTTGATTGACCGTCTGACATTCCAAGAAGGATCTGTTCGTATTGCTGTAAATGGCGGTTATCCGGATGAACAGCGCGAAGCTATAAGCACGTACTTCAACCCGATCCATACCGAATACAAACAGCACTGGGCTCCGCGTACTCACCTTGGCGCTGAATTGCTGGATAAGGAACGCGAACAACGTATGTTCTTCGACTTCCGTAAGACTCACCAGGAACTTATGGAACGGATGTTTACCAACGAAGAAACTCGCTTAGACCTGTTGGCTCCGTATGCTGATTATTCAGTAACGCTGAAGCCGGCACGTTACTCTAACGGCTTCGGTAGGGTAATTGATGATCACATTACAGTACACTTCCATGTACCGTATGGCGCTCACGAAGGTATTCAAGACCTTATGGACTTGTTAGCTGCTTCGGCAAATATCAAGCCCTGCAAGATTTGATTTTCCTTTTTTCTATATATCCCAAGGGGGAGGAGGCTGGTCCTCCACCCCCTTTTTTGTAATAAAATAATTTGAAATAATTTAGTTTCATATGAATGGCGTGGATTTTTTATCTGGTGCCTTTGGTAGGGGCATCGATAAAATAACCAACATAGTTGGAAAATGGGGTTCCTCCCAACCGGTAGATGACAGCAAATCCGGTATAAAAATAGGGGACAAAATCTACCAGGTGGTTGTGTCCTTAAATGGCTGTTATTGGTATCTTGACGAAGAAGGTAAGAAGCATCCTGTTTCTGGTATTCCGGCCACAACCGAATGGGAGTGGATTAACATAGCTGAGAAAGTTATCAAAGATTTCAAAACCTGTTACCGTACACCTGGTGGAAAGGTTGAAGTATGGAGTTGGTATCTTCTTAACGATCAGATGGATGTTCTTAAAGAAACCCATAGAATTACCGACAGTACTGACATGGATAATCCGGTAGGTAAGGTTCTTGCTAAAATACCGGACGAGTGGGTTATGATCGACTGTGATCTTCCTGATATGACAGAACGCGACATTACGTTCGTCAACAGATGTTATAAAACTCCGGATGGTAAGGTTGAAATAGAAGGATTGGAGGCCATAGATGATAAGATAAATATCAGGGAATCTATTTATACCGTTATTCAATCGACGGACGATAATTTCCCTGCCGGCCATGTTTTCAGGCTAATTCCGGAAAATTGGGTTAGAATGGTTTGTGACTTTCCTGACATGACAGAGCGAGACGTAACTTACGTTCTTGAATGTTACACTACTAAAAAGGGGAAAGTGCAAGTAGAAGGTTTGGTGGCCATAGATAACATTCTTGGAGCCAGGGAAAAGGTTTATACCGTCCTTCAGTCTACCGATCCTGATATTAAGGTAGGGGCCGTGCTGGATTCCATTCCCGAAGATTGGGTGAGGATGGTCTGTGATTTTCCTGACATGACGGACCGGGAAATTGTTGAAGTAGACGAATGCTACAAGACAGATGGTGGTAAGGTCAATATAAAAGGTTATCAAGCTATTGATGGCGTTCTTGGTGTAAGGGAACAGTATTATTATATTGTTAAGACAACGGACGCCGCTTATCCTCAGTGGACAAGAATAGATAAGATACCTAACGAATGGACGAAAACCGAATGCGATTTCCCTGATCTTACGGAAAGACATATTATGTCCGTAGATGAATGTTATACTACTCCTGGTGGTAAAATACATCTTGGTGGATACAGGTCGGTAGATAGCATAATAGGTGTCCGGGACGAGTATCTTATTGTTTTAGAAACTACCGACCCTGATATACAAAGAGGCGCCACATTCAGCAAAATACAAGAAGGATGGCAGCGTATTGTTTGTGATTTCCCTGATGCTACTACATCCGATACAGAAATAGTAGAAAACTGTTATAAGACGGAAAAGGGCAAGGTTCAGATCCGAACATACATAACAATGGACGGATACGGAAATACGAGGGAATTAAGACATATGGTTCTTAAAACAACCGATCCTGATTACAATATCGGATCCAATATCGATCAGATACCGGTAGGGTGGTTAAGTATCGAGTGTGATTTTGCGTCTGCTACACAGCGTCATATAAGACAGGTAAAAAACTGCTACGTTTCTGATGCAGGGAGCATTTACGTTGAGGGAGAAATCGTTTACGACAATGACCTTGACGTGGATAAGATGGCGCTGACGGTCATGGAAAGCACTGACCCGGCGATAGCCGTAGGGACGGAGCTGGCTGCCATTCCCTCTGGCTACGTGAGAACAGTTTGTAGATGTAATTGTTGCAACCACTAAATCTTATTGTCATGAGCTGTAACGAATATTTTTTAGTAACACTGGAGTCTAAACCGACTCCAGTTCGTCATAAATACACGAATTTAACAGACGAATGGTATGGTCCTGATGGCGTCAAGTACGAGGATCCTGATACGATAACTAAGATCGAAGAACAAGCTACAGATAAGAATCGTATAGGGGATAACACCTTATATCAGAAACTTATTGAAATACATTCTCAAGGAGAGTCAATAAAATCGGACATCGGAGACATAGGTTCGGTATTAGATTACATAAATGGGGAGGAAGTGTAATGGGAACCATATCAGATAAGTTAATGAGGATCATAAATACCAAAGAGGATATAAGGCAAGCCCTTATATCCAAAGGGTATGATGTACCTACTTCCATACCTTTTAAAGAGTATGCGAAAATGATATTAGACCTGCCATGTAAAGCAGATTCCTTCCCGGATATAGAAGGTATCGTAGCCAGATATTCCGCTTCTGGTCTCACTAATGAACAGATGGCAGAGAACCCTGTATGGAAAGACCTTACAGGCAATGGTAATGATCTTGTACTGTCGAATTTTGCATTTAGTGGGAATAGTGGGTATGGGGAATACGCTTACAATTTCAATGATACATCTTGGATAAGCATTCCAGATTATGGAGTTATATCGGATAAAACCAGCAAAAGTTTTAATATAAAATCTTTTGTTTTAGCTAATTATCCTGTACTGTACACTGCTGTAAATAAAGATTCATCAATTAAAAAAGTAAAAATAAAAGTAACTAATTCTATTCCTGGATTTTATTTCGGAAATAAGCCAGCTAATCAAATAATTGATTTGAGTACAGATGGAATTTATGAAATACCATCTTATAATTCTCCTAATGATGTTACTCAATATGGTTTTAGATGCTCTAATGTAAATGATTCCTGTAATATTACCATCGAGCAAATCCCCGAATACGAAGGATACCTCATTACTGATGGGGTGGATGATAAAGTTCAGAGCTCTAGTTTTACAATGAACGAAGATTGGACGATTGTTGGAGATTGGGAATTGTTATCAAATGTTCAGATCAATTGTGGCATTGTAAAAGCTCAAAATGTTTATCTGTATAACACTGCTAATGGATTGCTTATATCTATTAATAATCCACTTAGTTTACAAAGTTTTGGAACTAAATCATTGCATGCTATTTGCTCAGATGGTAGATTATATGATCGAAATTGGGTTGAGTATGAATATACCGTAGATCAAAATTTTGAGATCGTTGAATCAAGTTTGAATATAGGATTTAACTTAAATAATTATACCCAAATAGCTTTTAAGAACTTAGGCATCTACAACAATCAGATCCTCTCCAAAGACGATTGTATCAAAGCATATAACTATTTACAAACCCTAAAATCAAAGTAATATGAAATTCATTATCATACCAAAATCCGTATCTGAAGAAAAGAGACGTGAATTAGGAATAGGCAGCCCAAGAGCGAGCGTAGACGATTCTAAGGTTATTCTACACGTAGAGCACTATGATCGTCTATTTAAGTCTTTAGACATGCAGGCTGATGACGAACCTCAATACCCGTATCCGGTATATGACAGCCCTTCTTCTGAGTTTGAATCTGTTCTTTCATCTAAAGAATGGGTGTCTGATGTTAATGACGAACATCTTTGATCTTGTTATGGTTGGAACAATTGTTATATTTGTGGAAAGTTGAATAATTAAAGCGTGTGGTAGCGTTATCTACCATATAATCATCATGTTTCAGATAATAATCGGATGCGTTTTGGCTAATATTCTTACGATAGCAATCATCGGTTTATCCCTGTATTTAGTGTATCGTAAAAACGAAGACCGTTTAAAGGCTTTGGACTCTAAGATCGATCAGAAGGTTGAGGACGTAAAAAACAAGGTTGGCGCGGTGATGGACATCGTAGACCAGATCAAGAAATTGTTGGATAAAATTAACAAAAAATAAATATGGCAGAAGTAGGTTATAATAGTAAATTCGAAGGTCAGGAGGTTGATTCCAGACTTGAGAATGTGGTGCAGGCCGCTCCTGGGACGGGCTCAGAGTCGGGCAAAGGAGGCCTTATCCCGGCTCCCCCTGCCGGAAGTCAAGACGGTAGCAAGACTCTTCTTAGTAATATGACATGGGGAGATCATGTAACAAAACAGTACATAGATGATGCTGTTTCGGCGGCAGGGTGGAAGAAGCAAATTGTTAGCAAACTTCCTACTGTTGAAGAAGCGAAGGATAATGTCATGTATCTTGTAAAAGACGATGTGGCATCTACAGAAACTAAAAACGTGTATAACGAATATATTTTGGTTACTGAAGAAGGTGGAAATAAGGTGCTTGAATCACTTGGTATGGTAAGTACCGGAGTAGATTCTGGCTATCTTGATCTATCCATATTTTCCAGTACTTCTACTTCTGGAACTCTTGATGAGGATTCGTATGCAAAAGTTATGGATGCTTACAATAACAGGATTACATTAGGTAAGCTTAGTTTTTATTATTTTTCTTTGGATTATTTTTTAGATAATGATAATTCTGAATTAAAAATAATAGCTGTTTTATTTAATAACACCAACTCAGAGGAAGACGTATCTGGATCTTATATAGATATTGAGATGGTAACTTATATTGTTGCCCAAGATAAGACATATAGGGCTATAGCTAATACGGCTACGTTGTCTAATGCCATGTTGTCTTATTTGAGGTTTATGGCTAAGACTCCTAAGGTTGTTACAACATTAGCAAGTTTGCCAACGGATGCTCATAATATCATAGCTAACGTAGCTTCCGCTACGAACCCGTCTATGGCCGTATCTTCCGATGATGTTGGGCGGGAATGGCAGGTGCGGGTTAACAACACCACCGACACGGACATCACACAGCCGCTTCCTACCTCCGGTCTGTTCCAGAGTATGTCAGGCTATGGCGTAGTAATACCTAAAAATAGTTTTATAGAATTAAGTATCTGGTATATCAATGATAAGTTGGTTATCAGAGTAGGTGAACAAGCTTAACAGAAAGGATAGAGTATGGTTTATGTAAATAAAAACGTAAAAGATTTTTACTGGGAAGGATACGAGTTGGATTCCTCTTCTTACGAAGTAGGGTATTCTTACCAAGATTTCTTAGATGGTAAATGGGTTCAACTTGACTCCGATCAAGAAAAACTCCATCAAGATAATCCTGATGCGAGTGTGAAAGAAGTTATTGCCATGCAGCTTGACCCGGAGCCTCCTGGACCAACTGAAGAGGAGTTGCTTGCCAAGGCCAAGGATAAGAAGGTTTCCGAAGCCAGGGAATATGCTTATTCTGATGCTGTCCGTTCTTATAGTTTGGATGGTAAACAGATATGGTACAACAGCAGCATGAGACAGAAGGTTAAAAACGATATTGATGTAGCAAAAGGAAGCGGGATATACACCGTATCCGTAGCAGATTCAGAATACGAGCTTGATATTGCTAATACGGCAATGAATGAAATGCATGTATATGAATCTGAGTGCAACGATCGTACTGCTGCCATAGAAAAGGAAATAGCTTCTAAAACCGACAGGAGTGAAGTTGAGTCTATGAAAGTAGATGAAGGCTATCCTGAGAAGTTGGTAAGGACAAAGGATCAGATCATAGAAAAAAATAAGATCCTTGAAGCCAATGATCCGGAGAAGGCTACAGCCATGTACATGAGGGCGATGATCAACATGCCGGCTATGTTGGAAAACACTGACCAGAATCTTGCTCTTAAGATAAAGGGGTTGTACCCTATCTGGGACAAGGATGGAGTTTACGGCGACAAAGGTCTTCCTATGGGCACGGCTGTTGTAAAAGGGCAACGTTTCCGTAGCAAAAACAAACCTTCGGATTTGGATTGGACCCTGTTTGAAGTAAGGCAAAATCATAATCTCCAAGCCGACTGGGTTCCTGGTCAGGGAGGTGGAGCCGAAAGTTTGTATATGGTTGTTCAGGAAAAGCATTCAGGGACGATAGACGATCCTATTCCTTGGGTATATAATTCTATTTTAGAGAATGGAAAGTATTACATTGACAAAGAAATTAAGTATCTTTGCATAAGAGATTCAGGCATCCCTTTGGCTTACGAGAACCTTTCTGATCTTGTATCAGCCGGATATGTAAGGGTTGTTTAGGTCGTAATTTGTTGTTAATGTTATGGATAACCCCTGTATATTTATTTATGCAGGGGTTTTTCTTTAATCCCGACTCTACTTATTTTTCATATAGGTAATGTTCTGATTATCTTTGTGAAAAAGGTTAAGTTATGGAAAGAAGTGATATTATAAAAGAATTGAGTCAGTATTTTAGTATTGTTGAATTAGTTGGTCCTAAAGAATACGGTAGAGACAAAGATCTTTGCTGGAGGTATTTAAGAACTGAATTGCTTCACACGATACTGGTTTTAAGAAAAGACATCTTGAAAACTCCGATGACGGTCAATACATGGAAGTCGGGTGGAAGGTTTGATGAGCGTGGGTTTAGGAACAATATCTCGGATATAGTAAAATCCAAGACCGTATCAGGGTCTTTGTATATCAGTCCTCATATGCTTGGAGCAGCTATCGATTTCGATGCCAAGGGTATGACGGCAGAAGAAACAAGGAATAAAATAATTCAGTCGCAGGATTTACTTCCTTGTCCCATTAGATTAGAATCAGGTACCAATTGGGTCCATATTGACGTATATGACTCTCTTGGAAGTATCAAGAAAGTAACTATGTTCTAATATGGCTTATCGTTTTGTAGGAAGGATGAATTTAGAAAGTTTCTGGGCTTTTCTCATTTCCGGATTATCAGCGTTGTGGATGAATTTCCAGGAGATTCACCACCTTATATATTCTATATTGTTTATATTAGCTATAAATCTTTTGTTGGCTACTATAAAAAGTATCAAACATTGCTATATCCGAAGAAAGAGAAAAAGGCCTTTTAAGATATTGACATGCATAAGCGAAATGGAAGTTTTGAAAATCCTTCTTGAGTTCGCGGCCTGTTCTTTCGGGTTATTTACCATATCCGGAATGGATCTTATTATGTCTATGGGAGGACATAAATCTCCAGAGTTTATAGACATGCTTCTTCAGTGGATTACGATATTCGCCTTAATATTATACGGCGGAATGGCATTCAAACGCCTCGGTGACCTTGCACCTGATTTAATGATAGTAAAAGGCGTTAAGTATTTCTTTAGTAAAGTAAGTTGGTGGCAAAAAGTTCCATTCGGAGAAGAGCTTAAAGAAGGTATTAACAACGGTGATATACAAGAGCTTTTAGCTGAAGATAAGGAGGGTAAGAAATGTGTTTGCAAAAAATGAGGGTCAGTCATGTGTTAGGAGTTATTCTACTGTGTTTTATATCTTTCTTGTTTGGTAAAACATGCAAGAAGAAAGAAATAATACACGATATAGAAATAGATACGGTAATAGATACCATTATCCAACCTATTCCTGTTCCTCAGTATATAGTTGACGTAGGGGAGGTAGAAATACCTTTCCCTATGGATGCTATAGTTAAAAAAGATACGATAAAAGACACTGTTTATATCAATATACCAATACAGAGAAAAACGTATCAGACGGATGATTATAGAGCGGTAATAAGTGGGTACCGACCAAATTTAGATACGATGACAATCTACCACAAAAGAGAAATAATATACGAAAAAAGTAGACGGTGGGGATTAGGAATCACCGCCGGATACGGATTGTCTAAAGACGGTTTTTCTCCTTGTTTGAGTATGGGTGTATTTTATAGAATATGGTGAGAAGCCACTGAGATAAGACAGAAAAGCCTGTCTTGCGCCTATCCTGAAGTCCTATCCTACAACGGCAATCCCTACCCTGCAACCTACCCGGCCTGCCTCGTGCTGCGGTCTGAAGGAGCCTGCTCTGCTGCCTGGGCTATCCTGCGCCACGACACACTACAGCCTCGCCTACCTGCCCTGCCCGCTTATCCACTGGCTACTTTACGGTCTTAAACAAAAGTTCATTCATACCTCACTCGCTTCGCTCGATTCGGCATAAATTCACTAAAGAATTAAATCAATATTTCTACGTTCTCTCATATCGCTCCCTACGGTCACGATATTCGTTCACTTAAAGAATTAAACAATAAGCCAAACAATATATAGGGCAATACGTTCCTTCACCTCACTCCCTTCGGTCGATTCGGTTTCAGTCACTCCATATTATGAGGAATAAATAATAAGGTCTTAAAAGTTAAAATAATATGAATAAATGATAATTAATTAAAACAAGATGAATAATAATTCAGGGAATGAATAATAAAAGCGGGAACGATATAATCGGGACTGTTTTTATTCAAGATAACTTGGTCCACCCTGATGCTCAGCGTGTTACAGGATGATCGCTATTTGGTGCCGTTTTTGTCGTAATGCGATTAGGTACAAAAAAAAGACCTGTCCCTTATTTTCTCAAACCAAGGACAGGCTAAAAGCTTTTAGTAAAATTTGGAGCCAATAAACAATTTTGTTACATTTGCTCCAAAAGACAAATATATGGCGAATATACTCCAAATATCAGACGGGCGCAAGCTTCACGACAGACTTCTTAAGAAAGAGTCGGTCTCACCTTTAGAGGTTATACGCAATGAGTATAACCATTTTAGCTATAATGTAGTGCGTAGACCGGAAGGTCAATGTTTAGGAAATTTAAGGTATTTTAATCTTAATTATGATAGCAAAACAGGTCATTTCTTTAAAAAAGAGTTCAATTTAAGACATAGCAGTAATTTTGTAATCACCGACTACTGGAAAGATCGAGTGCGTTGTTTTATTGTTTGGAACTACGGATTTGGTCGTTATTTTCCGTACAATGATTTTGTGGATGCTATGGTGTACGATTATCTTATATACGGTCGTCGATCAGTTCCATATAGTACAAAGGTTCAGGAGACCGAGAACAGGTGTGTTAGATTCTATATAAACTCACAGATAACTCACCTTAGAAAAGTAGGATACAAGGCTTATCGTGAGGAATTTAAGAAAGAACACCCCGAATATTTCATAGATGAAAGTTGCCGCGTTTTTCGTTGTCTTGACATGTCATTAAATAGGGAGGAGAAAATAGCTGCCTGCCATGCTCATAAACGAGATCTTAGAACTTATATCATTGATTCTTTTATCGGCAGAATAATGAAAAATCCAGGAACTCTTCATTCTTGGTTTTCGGAATACGTAGATGGAGAAGGGAAGAATCGCACATGTTTTTCCGATAAAGCTGTTGAGTCATTGAATAAAAGGTTGAAGAATAATGGTTTGAATACGTTGAAGAACATAACCTTGTATCGACTATTCAGGGGTAGGGTTAAAGAAAGATTTGGTTGCAATATTAGGACCTTCTTCAATAATATCCTAATGAGCGCATCTACCGAAGAGGTCATCACTAAAGCCATTAAGAAAATAAAAGGCAAGAATATGCTGAGTCTATATGTTTCGGCATTGAAAAAGTACCGTAAGATATGCGAAGTGTATTATTCTGACGAAGATATATCCTTCGACGACATATTCCGGGAATACGGAGTAGATCTTCGAATATGCGGGTAGGGTCCTTGTTCTCCATAACAATACACGCCAATGTTGTGTTTTATCGCTTCATTTCCATATCTTTGTAGAAAAAGAGAAGGAAATGAATTACATTGATATTTTACCACAGATAAGAAATAACATTTTCTATGTCAGGATAGTAATGACCGACTACGATGTAGAAAATCAGATGGTTATTAGAATAGTAGCCAGAAGAAATGACGGCCTGTACAAGACGGAAGTAGTGCAGTATCCAAATGAAGGAACTGATTACGGTGGAGAAATTATTGTTCCTATGTTTGGTATGGCTAAGTCGTTGGTAGCCCAAATAGTAGGAGTCAAGATAAATGGTACTGAGGTACGTGTTAATAGTACTGAAGTAGAGGGAGCTGATATAACAGCCAGATACGATGATTCCCTTACCAGAATGGGATGGGAGGAGAGTATGAATAACATCCATCTTGATTTTGAGGTTATAAGTACAAACAATCCTAAAACACTTCGCATAGCCGATCAATCGGAATGGGGGATACTGGCAGACAGGCCGGCTATTATAGAGATTGTGCCACCTGAAGATGAAAATAAGTATGTTTATTATCTTGGTAAGAATCAGTTGAATGTATTCAATAGTAAGACCCTTGGCATAAATCCGGGTCGTGGAAATGATTTTGAAAACCTGAAAGATGGTATATACGATATTACCATAAAAGGCAGTCCTTCCTCTTATTCATTTAACAGAAAGTATTTAAAAACAGATCTGATCCGTCTTAACATAGATAAGATATGGGCCAGGTCAACCGTGTTATGTGATCATGAGGATGATGATATTATTAATAAAATAAAAGAAATAGAGTTTCTGCTGGCTGCGGCTGAAGCTAATATGAGATTAGGGAATTTTGAAAACGTAAAACAATTATACGAAAAAGCGTCTAAATTGATTTACGTTCTCAATAATTGTGAAAATTGTGGTTGCAAAATATAATCAATTAAATATAAGTGAATTATGGGATGCGGATGTGGAAGAAGCAACATTGCTTCTGTTAATAAAAGTCGGGCTATAAAGCCTCAGTCGAATACGACACCTAAAGCTGATTCTAATGCGGCTTGTATTCAGAAATATGATGAACTTGCTGTCTTGGACAAGAAAATCATAGACCTTCATCGCAAGTTCAGGTTTGTAGGAGGTGTAAGTAAAAGGTATGCTGATATTCAGAAGTTGGTAAGAGGGTGGATCGTTAATTTGAAGAACGAGTGCCCGGATCCGGATGATCTTGCTACTTATTCTGAATACATAAATAAAGAATACGCCAGGTATTTTACGTCAAAGTGATATGGCAGCTACCGGAAGTACACAGCAAATTCTTTTCCCTTCATCTTACTTATGTGAGTGCGCTGATCGTTTTATAGCATGTAAGGCTGATCAGTATCTACAATATCATAAGTATAAGGTAGGTATTAAGCCTGATATGGATATGGTTCTTAAAATAGATCGTATGAGAAGAATCGTATGTGAAGGGGAATGCGGGTTGTGCCCGGACGAGATTCAGAAATTTAAAGAAGAACTTAATAAGATCTTGTCATGAAAAAGATGTATTACAACAAGGAATACAGAAGAGCTTTCAAGAAATCTGACTGTCCGGAAGATCTTGGTTCTGAAGAAACGTTTATCGTTCATGAGGCTGAATTTTGTTCGGATATAAGCCAGGATGATGCAGATAGGAAAGCGGAAGAGTTTGCGGATAAAGAAGGTCCGTTGTATGCTAATAAAGTAGGTGGCTGTTGCGAGGTATATTATAACACAAGACAGGAAGGGGATTTCTTTAAAAATGATTGTCCTGATGGTCAAAAACAAGAACAGCTCACACATCACGTGGTAGAGGCCGGGCGTGTATGGTCTAAGTTCAGTACCGAAATAGCCAACTACGAAGCTGCGAAGATTCTTGAGCAAGAAGGGCAGGCTGCCGCTAACGAATCTGGAGTATGTAAAACCGTTTATTACAACGAAGATCAACATGGTTGGTTTAGTAAGCGTTGTAAGGAAGGATGGAAGGCTCCTGAGAAATACAGGAGGATATACGCCGGTACCGTAACGTCTTTCATTAGCGTTGATGATGCCAATGAAAAGGCTAAGAAGATACTGGAAGAAGAGGGCATGAAATGGGTTAATGAAAATACCAAATGCGAGCCTGTTGTTGATGAATGCAAATTTGATTTTTGAAAATGAGCAACGTAAAATTTAATCCGACAGAAGGTGAGAACGATAAACTGGTGTCGGTGTTTTCTGAAATAAATGAAGGTCTTGATACGACTTTGAATTACACTATTTCCGATGAAGGGAATAAGGCTAAGAAGAACATCGTCGTTAATCAAGTTGGTAAAAGGGAAAAGTTTTTATCGAAGAAAGGGGAGGAATCTGAGCCTTTTGTTTTGTCTGATGGTAATACTTTCAACGTTCTTAAAGAAGGTGCTTCGGGATCGGCATCCGCTTGGGCTGAGGATCAGCTTCCTCCAGAAGCCACGGAATCAGTTGGCGACAAAAGCCTTCTCCCTTCTTGGGATTTTTACCTTATAGACATGACTCAAAATACCGGAGACAAAGTGCGTCCGGTAGGAAAGCTTCGTAAGAATAATCTCCTTAGATTTGAAAACGGAGATTTTGCTCCTACGGTGGGTATAACCGAGGAAATGAGAGCCGAATGCGATGTGGAACTGTATTTGGATAACGGTCATAAAAATAAGTATTGTGATGCCGGAGCATTTGACGCTAAGGCTTTTTACGAAGAGTATGGTATTGGTCAAAAACTTTATAATGTATCAGGATCAGAGGTAAGGATTTTAAGACCTTGGGAGACTACTTCAAAGAATTATAGCATATTCTTAGGATGTAGCAAGAGTCTGTATGTAGCTGATAAGGTAGTTGGCAAAAGTGGGAAAATATGGTCTGGGGTGTACGACGCAGACATGGTCCCTATGCTGGACGGACTTGACCTGCGCCAGACGTGCCCTGTGCTGCCGCCCACAGCCTTATCTCCTGGACCGGTATGTACAGTAGACTCCAAGGCAAGATCTTTCTTTTTCTTGTATGAAGGAGAAACAAATTGTAAATCCGGAGCCGGAGTTGGTAGCGCCTGCACGATGTTTCTAAATGGAAGAACTTATCCGAGAAGCAATGACGTAAATCAAATCAATATAGCTAAGTATTCGAGGGCTAATAACGTAGATCCTGAATCTTCTTATCCTTTTTCTGAAGGTGGGTTCTTGACCTTGAATGCTTATATCATATACCTTGAAATGCTGTACGGTACTAAATACTTGGTTAATCCAGATACTTTTGGATCAGGTATATCAAGTAACTCCGGAGTAGGTAATGATGTTAATTATCGCAAATACGGAGGTGTAAAGTATCGTAAAAAAGGAGAAGAGACATGGTTGTATGGATCATGGAGTACATCTTCTTCTATTATACATTATGAACCTACTAAAAAAACTCATTTCTCTTACCTCATAAATTCAGAGTATCCTAAAGAACAATGCATGGAAAGCCAGATGGCGGCTTCTTTTGCATTTGAAACAGGCGTAGAAGAAGGATCAGAGTTTGATTTTTATGGAGGAAAATACTGGTATAAAAACGTCCAGGGAGCCAAGAGTATGGCTGAAGGTCATATGAATGTTATTGTGTTTAAGGAAATGACCGGCACTATATCAGCCTTAAACGAAAATGACGAACCGGCAGAATTTGATTTGGAAGTTATCTTAAGGATGTCTTTGTACGATGGCATGAATTTGTCTGGAGACGTCTTTAGGTATTGCGGAGGAGGATACGAACAGGTAGGAACGCTTTTAAATGATCCTAATGTCTCTCGAACAGGTCATACTATTGATATCTATATAGAGCCAGATCAAAAGAAATGGGGATATGAGAAAAGGTCTACTATAAATAATGGTGAGGTTTTTGATTTTGAATCCAAATATAAGAAGATAGCAACTACCCAAAATTTAGGAGATGGTTTTGCTTTACACCGTATCCCTTATACCGGATGGAAGGATAAAAAAGGGGGAAGTATCGGAACAGGAGAATGTCTTTGTACATGGGACGATTGCTACTGGGCTTCAGCTATCGGTTCCAAGACCAGAGTGGCTGCTCGTTTCGGCGATGCTGCGCACTATGGCTATTGCTCGCCTCGTTCTCTGTATGCGTATCACGCCACTTCTCATACGTCTCGCAACTATTGCGGCCTTGCCCAGTTGTTATTAGACGTCAGTCAACCGCAGGTTTGATGGGTGCAACCCATTGATGGCGCAGCCATCATAAGCGCAGCGCTAAGGCGCAGCCTTATATACTATATCACGGCGCAGCCGTATCTTGTTAATATAATATTTTATAGCTACAAAACAAAAATTTAAAATATTTAATACAAATTGTTTTGTAGCTATAAAATATTATACATACATTTGCAATGTCATTAGACAACAGAGATAGTTAACATTATAAACAATAAAAATTTATTCAATGAAATCCGTTAGTCTGCTAACAAGTCTTACATTGGGATCTGACCTCTGAAATAGCAAATAACGGTTGAGAAAAAGGTTAAAAAGAATTGGCTGCTCGTTTCGGCGGTAATGCGAACAATGGCAATTGCTCGCCTCGTAATCTGAATGCGAATAAAATAAATCCGAATAATTTATTATTTTAATCGTAGTAATCATTATATTTGCCATGTGGATATAATAATTGATACATGAAAGTTATTAACGTTGTTGGGTATGAAGGTATATATGCAGTAAGTGATACTGGTATTATTTTCAATATTAAAAAAGGAACTGTAATGAAGACTCGTATTAATATATATGGTTACGAGGAGGTGACGCTTTCAAGTGCTAAGAGTGGAAAGAGCAAAATGAGGGTGCATAGGATAGTATATGAGTCTTTTAATGGTAAGGTAAAAGATGATTTGGTAATAGATCATATAGACAATAATAAGTTAAATAATAATCTTAGTAATTTAAGAAAACTCACAAATAGAGAGAATATATGTAGGTCAAAGGTTTCAAAATACGGAAGGGGAGTGCATTACTTTGAGAAGATAAATAAATATGGTGCTTGCATTCAGATAAATAAGATACAATATCATTTAGGTGTGTTTTGTGATGTTGAAGATGCAAGAAATGCATACGACAAAGCTTTATCGGACTGGAACGATAATGGTATATTGCCTTATAAGAGAGATAGGACTGTAAAAAAATGTAATGCATGCAACGAGGTGAAATCTGTATCTGAATTTTATTACATAAAGGGTCATGGCTATCAGTATATGTGTAAAGAGTGTCAAAAAAAGTACGGAAAAGAATACAGGATTAAAAAGAAAAAAAATGCGAATAATAACATAGAATACATTGATTGACTTCTTTTTGTGATGGTGTGGATAAAAAAATGCTATCTTGCATGTTATTAAAATTATTCATTTTATTCATTAGATTAAACATTTATATTACAAAACATTCAATCTAATAGGATTAAACACAAACCCACTATCGATTATCTTTCCAATGAAAGAATCACCTATTACTTTTCTTGCTATTCCAATTGCTCCATTGATATCAGAATTAATTAGCTTGCCAATGGAGCTTTGGAATAGTCCTCGTTTTTTTCTTTTACCTAAATAGGATTCCTGTTTCTTTAGAGGTTCAAAAGCAAGATGATCTATCTTTGATGTATAAGACTCTTCATGGATAATAACATTGATTCCTAATAACTTTGCTTTGTAAACAATCTTATCTATCAATTTAGAATGAGGAAACGAAACGAAATGTTGGTTGTTTCGTTTGCCAATATTTATTTTGTTTTTCCATCCTTTGTTTAATCCGATTATGATTGTTCCAATATTGTTTGATCTACAGAAGTTGACAATGTATCTACTGATCTTATGCAACTTATCTTCTATCCAACAGTTTCGTAATAAAGTAATCCTTTTAATCTTATTTGAAGTTCCCTTATTACCGACAAAAGACATCAACTTAGCTTTTTCTTATTGTACCATTGATTTACAGATTTTGCAACCTTCCCATTTATAATGAAAGATTCAACTACATTACTAACACATGCACAAAGATTATTCAATCCTAAATCAATCGAAAGGAAATTGCCTTTATCAAGATTTAGATCAGTTTCCTTCCTTTCATAAACGATTTCAACTATAAAACATGTAGCTTCGGGAATTATTCTAATTTGTATTAGCTCATCTGGTTTTACTTTTGTTCTAATTGGTTTTATTATATTTTTTACAAAATGAACGCAACCATCTTCCTTTATTCTGCAACTCAATTCGTCAAAGACTACTATATTCAATTTCTTACCATTCTTGTAATTAGGAAGTTTTGGTCTTCTTTGAAATTTATCAGGATGTTTTTCATATTCTTTCTTTGCTCTAATCCATGATTTTATGTTTTCACTTACTTGTTTTATGACGTTACGAGAGACATGACATGGAAGATTACGAAAATCATATTGATTTTCTTTTCCTAATTTCGTAGAAAGTTCATATTCTTTTATGTATTTTCCGGTAAAGACTCCTTGTCGAAAGGCATAAAGACAATAGTTATAAAGAAGACCTGATTTATGGCAGATCTCTTCATACCTATTGTCTTTTATGACATGTCTTTCTACTTGATACATCGTTTTTGTATTTTATGTTTTCAAATTTGCAAACAATCAACGGAATAAACAAATTGTTGGGCTATTTTATTTACTTAGCAGATATATGTTTTATCTTGCAATAGAAATAGTTAATCAATCAGAAAAAAATATCTATTTTTGAGAACGGATTATCTATCCTATGAAATTGTAGGGTGGGGGGCATTCTACAAGATATGGTAAGAAAATATATTGAAAATCAATATAGCGTTTGATTATAATCTGGCGCATGGATGATAATAGTATTCATATTAAAAGATATAAGTCATGAACTCATGTAACACTTGTAAAGATGACAGACCTGATATTCTGAGATCTAATATCTGTATCGGGTCTGATCCGTGTAATGACTGTACGGACAATTGCGAAATTCTTCCAAAAGAATGCGATTGCCCGTATGGTCATTTAAGCGATCATTGCATTCATTATACAGGATGCAAGACATTCATATCCAAATTAACTCCAGGTATGCCTTATAATGAGGTTATGCATAATATAGAGCTGGTTTTTGAAAACATAGATAAGTTTTTGGATAGGATGGTTGAAGAAAATACGCTTCTAAAACAAAGGGTTGAAAAACTTGAAAAACAGTTACAAAATGGAAAAGAGTGCACAAATTGGTAAGGACTTAAGTGGTAAACACGTATATGTTCCACATGTGGACGAGACGCCGGTGCCATGTCCGGACGGATACACCTGCACGAACTGCGTGTACTGCGCTGACGACATCAACGCTGGCTACTTCAGTCTGGCTCAGAGATCTGATCTTACGGCTTTAATCAATGCAATGATATGCCGTATGGAATATCAAGATAGGGAAATAGAATTTTTAAAACAAAAAATAAATATTTTGAGTAACAATGGCAATAACAGGTAACGGTTGTTTTGGCAGTCATGGTGGGTGCGAACGCCCGCATCATTGCGATATTCCTTCTTCTAAAATATTCTATGATGGGGAAACTATAGAAGAAGCTGGTTTGTATCATGGTATGCCTTTAGACAGGGCTTTGGCTAATTTAGCTAAATACGTTTCAAGGGGTATTAATGTAAGTGGATCTGTCAATACAGAAGTGTTTGACGGTACTTCTCATGTGGTTCTAAAGAAAGATCCGGCAGAGATTTTGCTTGTATCTTATTGCGGAGGTGTCGTACCTTCTGATATGTATAAAGTCCAGGGCCGTACTGTTAGGTTCTGCCGGGATATGTGTCAACAGGATGAATTTGCTGAAGTGAGGGTCGTGTACCGAGAAGAGGCAAATAGTTCTTATGGGTTCCATTGTTAATTTAGGAGGATAAGAAATGGCAGAAAAATGCAAAGGATTTATATGTGGAGGTAATCTCGTTGAAGGTTCTGTACCTTCTGATAAGTTAGATAAAGAAACCATTATCGAGCTTATTAAAGAGATTCTGAAAGAGGAAATGCACGAATCTTGGCTTAAGGAAATAATAGAAACCATACTTAAGGAATCCATTGATTCGGATTGGCTTCGTGAGTTCTTTAAAGAGGTTCTTAAAAAATATGCTAAAGAGGAATGGTTTAAGGACATTATCTGTGGCTTAGGATGTGTAGGTGTACAAGAGATATTCGACGTTATTCCTACTGATATAACGTTTGAAGCTACAGGAGGTACGGCTACGGTGCAGGTGGTTGTCGATGATGGCGTTGAATGGGAACTGACACTTTAATGAAGGAGGGTTATTATGAGCAAAGAAAGAATATATAAGATGGATGATGGTTCTTGGCTTACCTCGGACAAAAAGGAAGGTGTCGGTCGTGATAAAATGAATTTCGATGCTCCATCTTGGAAAGGAAGGGAAGACAGGATCACTATCCGAATTGTAAAGAAATCCGATACTGAAAGCATGAAAGCCATTACTTTCAAGCAAAAAGGTATTAAGATTACAGAAGTGTCGGTTAGTAGGCTGGAGTTCCCTATATCTGGTGGAGATAAGCAGATCCTTATTACCACCAACGCTGCTTCTATTAATTCCCTTATTACAGGGGAAAGAGAGATAAAGAGCGTCATAAAGGCATTTACTACTGCTTCCGGTCTAAATATTGACGTCAATGATATTAGGCTTGATTATGGTTTCCCTGGTGATCCGGGTCTTGAAGACACGTTCCAGGTTTCGATGATTGTTTCCATGCCTGGTAATGAGGATGGGAATGAAGTTAATGAGAACATAACTATAAATGGTGTACTGATTCCTATCTATCAACCCGGAAAGGTTGTTCCTTACATCAAATTGGATAAGGAATTTGAACAGGTTGAGGGTGATGAAACAAGTACGCAGTTAAGTATAGAAAGTAATATAAAAGATTATGTTATTGAAATAGTTGAATGCGAGTCTGTGGATAAGGAGGAAATTCACCTGGACAAGGATGTTGTTGATCTTGATTCCGATGGATCTTCTGAGGTAATCAACGTAAGTACAACTCCCAAAAATTTAAGATGGAGGGTTAGTGAATGAAAGTAGATAATTGTTGGGCGAACATAGATAAGAAAGAAGGCGGTCTTAACAGTAAGGTTAATATTTACTTTGACGAAAATGATACTGGTGTCAACAGAAGTGTCAAGATAAGGGTGTCTTCCAGGGACGGTAGCGTATCTGAGGAATATACGTTAGTTCATAAAAAAAAAGAACAGGTAGTTTATAGAAATAAAAGACAGTCAGCTCTTTTCACAAAAGAAGGATGTAATCCTGAAACAGAGAAAGGGGAAGAGCTTGAGTATGTTGTTGAGGCCGGAAAATACACGTCTATCATATCTCAGTCTGATGCTGATGACAAGGCTATGAAAGACATTGAGCAAAATGGTCAGAACTGGGTTAATGAGCATGGTTGTTGTATAACCATATTGTGGTATAATGTTAAGAAATCAAAGTCGTTTAGAAAGAACGATTGCGATCCTGATACTGAAGAAGGAAGTTTGGTTACGATGACTATCGAAGCCGGGCAGTTCTCTTCTACCATAAGCCAAGAAGATGCCGACCGTAAGGCTGAAGCTGAGTTGAATGCCAAAGGTCAAGACTATGCTAATTCTCATGGTACTTGTAATACCATAAAATGGTACAATGACAGGAAATCCAAGATGTTCCAAAAGACAGATTGTGAGGTGACTGAAGTTGGATCTATGGTAGAGTACGTTGTAGAAGCCGGCCGCTTCTCTTCTTCTGTTTCTAAGGAGGATGCTAATCAGAAGGCTTTGGATGCCTTGGAAGCTGAAGGCCCAGGTTATGCTAATGAGCATGGTACATGTGAAACAAATTTATGGTATAACGTAGAGAAGTCAAAAGTATTTTATAAAAATGACTGTGAAGATGGGTTTATCGGAGCGCCTTATACTTACACAGTAGAAGCCGGTAAATACACATCAGACGTAAGTCAAGAAGATGCTGATAAGAAAGCTCTTGATGATATAGAGAAAAACGGTCAAGAACAAGCCAACCTTAATGGTGAATGCGTTGAGGATCCTAATTATTTTATAGGAAAGGCTTCGGCTCGTGTTCAGAAAAATGATTGCGATGCCGAATCTCAAACCGGAAGCTTCGTTGATTTGACTGAAAAGGATCTTGCCGGATACCCAGATGCTTTTGTGTCAAGGGAAAGCCAGGAGGCGGCTAATGCGCTGGCTGAGGCCGCTATGGAAGAACAGAAACAAGATCTTGCTAATAAGAAAGGTACTTGCATAGATAAAAACCAATTTGTTGGTGTATATAGCAAGGTATTCACAAAAGACAATTGTGAAGGAGAAGGCGTAGGTTCGCAGGTAACAGTAGACCAAGACGATGTGACCGGTGGTCCTTTTACTTCATACGAAAGCCAGGAGGCGGCTAACGCGCTCGCTCAGACTGCCGTCGAGCAACAGGGCCAGGCCATAGCCAACCGGGACGGCCATTGCACGTGGACTGGTAAATACAGTGAGGAATTTACCAAAAATGATTGTACTGAAGGTCAGGTAGGATCTAAGATTACGGTAACCGAACAAGATGTTGTTGGTGCTCCTTTCACATCTACCGTAAGTCAAGCTGATGCTAATAACAAGGCTCAGGCTGCTGTTAAAGAGCAAGGTCAGGCTATTGCCAACAATAAAGGTAATTGTGAAGATATGACTGTATATACCGGTCATTACAGCAAGAGATTCGTTCCCGAATGCGAGGCTTGTCATAAAGGTGTAGAGATGGAGGTTACGGCTGAGATGGTAAATGGAAGCCCTGTTACATCAACAGAAAGCCAGGATGCAGCAGACGCAGAAGCTCGTAGGATTGTAGAAGAAGGCGGTCAGGCTTATGTTAATAAGAACGGAACTTGTACACCATTAAGCACCGATCCTGTATGGGAGGACGTAGAACCGGAAGAACTTAGATGTAATGAAGGTAAGTCTCAGAAAAAACAGCGTGATACCAATGAATGTTCTGAAACTCACAATCAAGAACGTTGGGTAGATGGCGGAAATAAGGTTTGTAGTTGGACCGGTCATTACACAGAAACGTTCCAGAAAAACGACTGTGAGATACCGGATTCAGGAACGGAAGTAGAAGTAAGTGAAGCTGATGTTGAAGGCAATCCTTTTATTTCTTTCGTAAGTCAAGAAGATGCTGATAATAAGGCTAAGGAAGCTGTTAAAGCCCAAGGACAGGATATTGCCAACCAGAAAGGCAAATGTAGGTTTGTAGGCGTATATAGCAAGGAATTTACGAAAGACAATTGCGGATCATGTCAGCATGGTGTTCCGATGAGCGTAACACAAGACATGGTAGGTGGACCGTTCTATTCTAATGAAAGCCAGGAAGAGGCAAATAGATTAGCTCAGGAAGCCGTAGAAGCCCAAGGCCAGGCTTATGTTAACAAGAACGGAACATGTGAAACGGACAACACCGATCCTGTATGGGAAGATTCGGAACCGCTTGAAACTAAATGCGAAGGTGGTAAATCTTATAAAAAACAGGTTAATACCAACGAATGCTATGGTGGAGAAAATGAACGCTGGGTAGAAGGTGGAGATAAGGTATGTACCTGGACAGGAACATATAGCAAGGAATTTACAAAACAGTGTGCTGACGGCGGTGTCGGATCTAAGGTTACCATAGACCAAGACGATGTAACCGGCGGTCCTTTTACGTCTACCGTAAGTCAGGAAGACGCAAATAGCAAGGCTCAGGCTGCCGTCGAACAGCAGGGACAGGCTCTTGCTGACGCGCAGGGAACTTGTACCTGGACCGGTAAGGCAAGTAAGGTCTTCACCAGAAACAATTGCGGAAGCTGTCAGCATGGTTCGTCTGTTACCGTAACCCAAGATCAAGTAGGTGGTCCATTTACGTCCAATATCAGTCAAGCTGATGCTAATAAGAAGGCTCAAGATGCTGTAAATTCCCAAGGTCAGGCAGTAGCTAACAAAAACGGTGATTGCGTAGCTGATAGCACAACTCCTTCTTGGTCGGATACCGGAAGCACCCGTTGTGACGGTTGTACGTCTCAGAAGCAACAACGTGACACCAATCCATGTTCTTCTTCTTACAACGACACAAGATGGGTTAATGGAGGTGGAGAATCTTGTACAGACTGGTCTTATTACGGAACAGGAGATTGCGTAGGTCATACTCAGTATGATGCTTATCGTGATAGTTGCTCTGGTAGCATAGATCGTCAATATTCTGTAAGTTGTAGGAATTGCTGTAATTGCGGATCTTACGGTTCTTGGCAAGAAGTTGGATGTGGATCTGGAAGCAACAGCAATAAGGTAAAATACGTTCGTTACGATGATTGTGGAAATCAAGATGTAAAATACGAGCTTGAAGTTGGAAAATGCGGATATGCTCCATACGAATTTCAGTTCCATGATGGAAGAACGAGCAAGTCGAGGTCTGTAACTGGAGAATCTCAGGATATTGAAGAAGTTATCATAAGTACTAAGAGTAATTCATATATAGGTTTTTCTGTTAAGTCAAAACCTTCTTGGTGTTCTGTTGATTACAGAGACCAGACATCTGAAAGTATGAAGGCCGTGGTGACGTTATCTGCCAATACAACATCTTCTTCCAGATCTGGTGACATTGTTTTTGTTCAAAATGAATCTGGAAAGACAGTTACTCTTAGCATTTCTCAGGCAAGACAAATGCTGTATAAATTCACATTCGATGATGATACTACTTCAGATAAATCTTTATCTGTTCAAGCTGCATCTAATGATGCTCAATATACAATCAAAAGTACATTGAATGGCTCTTATCATGGTTATAGTACTACGTCCAAACCGTCTTGGGTTACGACTGAATATAGAAATCAGACCTCGGATAGTATGGTTTGTGTTATTAAGATAACTGCTAACACAAGTACATCTTCTTCTCGTACCGGATCCGTTGTGCTTACTCAAAATGACAGTGGTAAAACATTGAAAATAAATGTTACACAAGCTGCTGCTGAGGTCAAGCTTGTACCCGCTCATATCACATTGAAAAACGGTTCTTGGGCTACTTATAAGAAGAATAATGTTTCTTATAACCCTGGCGCCGGCAAGTGTATTGCTGGATTCGAGTGGACTGGAGATGAAAATGGAGATATACGAATTTATACTTGCGACATCAAGGTTGTAGATTCCAGTTACCGTGAGATATCTGGAGCTACCATAAGCATTGGAACTACAACCCAGAGAAAACAACCTGGAAGCTCTTGTTCGTATTTCGGAGCTGTAATGGGGGGTATATTGGCAGGATATGTTCATGTTGGAGATGAAAATGCAGATACTACATGGTATATACGAACTATAAACGTATCTTATAATGGCAAATTGTATAAGAGTGCTACTGTTAGACAATTAGAAAAAGATGGTATTTCCAAGAATGGTGGTATATTTAATGTCTATAATGAGTCACCTGCTTCTTACAACTTTATCGTAGATGGAGCTGAGTGCGGTGATGATAGAGGAACTTTAAAATACTCTTATTCTCAGATGAATCTTAATCCAGTGTAATTAACAAGGGAGGGGATTTAGTTCTCTCCCTTGAATGTTTTTTGGATTATATTATTTTGTTTTAAGTATTGTCCATTAGAATAAAAATGATTAATATTGCATATCATTCAATTTTAAAATTTTAGTATCATGGCTTGTAAAAAGAAAGCTCGTCAGGGTGGTGAAGTCGATAAGAAAGACAAACCTAAAATGCGTCAAGGCGGTAGCGTTGGAGGCAAGATGAAAAGAAAGAAGACGAGCACTAAAAAGTGATTGAAAACCAGGGGAAGGTGCTGATCGCCTTCCCCATTTTAATAACAGAACAACATATTATGAGCAAAGGACAAAGGAATGTATGTGTGACGTTTGTAAAGTATTATCCTGTATTGATGCAGGATAATATGTTAGCCAGCATTTTTGATGAGTTTTATCCTTTTAGTATCACTAATTGGCTGTATCCGATATTAGGTCATTCTCTATCATGGGACCTATTTCTGTTAGCTTTTTCAAAAATGTTCAGGTTTTGTATATGGCATAGGTTATTGATCTATAGCATGATTTTTAATATCTGTGTAGAATGGGTTACGGTTAATATTGAGATGCCTATTGAACACAATATCGTAGTGTGGTCTGTTATGGCTGTTACTCTTTTGATAATCATTGCCTCTATTGTTTTAAGGTTTAAAACAGGATGTTTTGAAAATGAAAGAAATTCTGACAGAGACGCTGCGTAAAAGCGGTGCGGCGGTATGCGATAAGATAAAGGAGATGTTTTTAAGCGGAGAATGCGATCATCTCACAGCCAACGATCTTGAGACATGGATGCAGCTTGCTAATCCGGCTAAGTACTATACCGGAGAAGAGGCTGTTTCTTATCTTAATGTAACTTCTAAAAGATTTTATGAATATCGGAAAGCGAAGTTAGTTCCTGATCCGGTTAAGATAAAGGGATTCCCTAAACCTTTATATACGAAAGTTATGTTGGATGAGGCTATAAAAACCATATCCGGCATGAGTGAAAGAGATATTTATATGAGGATCTTGAATGCTAAATCAAGAGAATCAAGAGCAAAAGAAAGGAGGGGAGCATGATCACTAATGGTGAATTTGTATCAAGAGTCGTAAACGGTATTCATGCCCTTGACAAAGATTCGCATGTTAGTCGGAGATGGATATTGAATATCGGTAGAACTAAAGCCGAATCTTATACAGCCCAGAGGTGGGATGACGGGACGTTACTTGGCGACCACCGGCTCCTAACTTACGTTACTTGCCTGGAGATGATTGAAGTTGATAAAATAGTTTGCTGCGATGCCGAATTTGCGTTGTGTAATACACTTATGCGGTCAAAGCATAAACTTCCAGGACTTCTTTATTCTGCCCTTAGACCGGCTATTACCAAGGTGACTAACGTAGATAACACCATATTTTTTAAGTTTGCTGAAATAAAGTCGTATCGTAATGAACAAAAAAGACCGTATGCTAAATACGTTAAAGAACGTCGTCCTTTTTATTATGTAGAAAACGACTATATTTATATACCGGATTTTCATATAGAGCTTATTAACGTAGAGTTCTTCACAACAAGAAGAAAGAAGGCGCTGGAGTTAATGGCTTGCGATCCTACACCTAAAGGGTGCGAATCTGAATGGGAATACGAATTTATCTGCCCTATTAAGTTAATTGAGTACGTAGTGGCAGAGACGATAAAGGAAGTAGCATTCAGGCTACAGATTCCTGTTGATGAAAATCCGAATCTTGATTCCAATCAGAAAAGTCAAATTGTTCAGTGATTCTTTTTATTGGATACCCGGCCATAGCTATGTAGCCACGACCGGGTGTTTTTTTGTACTATTTCAATGCAAGAACAGGATTCCCCCATTTTCTTTTCCATTTATCTCCGAGGTAGCTTATCAAGGAATTGTAATCTTTAATAAAACCGTCATCAACAACAGAGGCTATGACGTTCTCTATGGCTATTATATCATTGAGCTCATCTTTACTGGCAGTGTTCCTTATCCCATCTTCGTGTTTATTAAAAACAATGAAATTAATAGCTTTAGCAACTCTTTTTATATTGTCTTTCAAGTCATTCTTGTTTGGAACTATTCTGCTTATTGCGCTGCACATCCTAACGTATGCATCACCGGCTTCGTTCCGGTTTTCTATCAAGCCATCCGTGAGCCAAATGACAACCTCTGCGTAAATCTCTGGATCCATCTCTAATGCAATCATAACAAACAGATAGGGATTTACAAACCATCTCTGATTAACACCCTTGCCTTTTTTGTAAGCAAGATCTAATTTTGATAGATCCATTATATTGTTGATTATCAACCCATTATCATTGAGGTGGATATTTCTCCGCCTCAATAAATCCCTGTCGCTCAGCTTATTGACAAGTTCGAAGCATCTTTCGTTGAATGACATTGTAACCACTATGTCATTAACCTTTTTATCTTTTAGCCCTTTTTCTTTTCTCTTTTTATTCATGGCCGAAACGGCGTCTGTTATACACACATAACCGTCTTTAGACATAACAGAGACGTTCATTCCTAACAAAACTCGATCTTTTGATTGTAAAACAACATTCGATTTCATAACTTTACTACGTTTTTAAAATTAATACTTATAAGTCTACCTGTCCGTGAGGATCGGTAGACTTTGCAAATATAGAATAGTATTTCAAAGCAACAATACATTCTAATGTTAATTATCTGAAATGTATAATTTTAATTTTTGAATGATGAAAAGAACATCAATACAATCACCGTATTTTGCAGCCTACTATCATCGTCTCATGAAGAGAAAGAATGGTTTTAAGAAAGGCATGATAAGAGACAGGGGAGAGGTTTTAAGGTTGTTGTCTATTATATGGAAAACCGTATCAGAACATTATATAGAGGCTGATGCCGGTGTTTATGTAGATAACGTTGGCTACTTATGCCATGTACTTATACCGGGGCAGCGCTTTGCCGTCAGGCGGGACCTGGACATCGTGAGCAGGCTCGGCACCAACGGCTACCTCTACAACCACCTGGCTATGGATTTCGCAGACTCCAAAAGATATTACCATTTTGTAATACAAGATAGCTTGAAAAAGAAGTTAAGGGTTAAAATGAATAAAGGACGAAGATATCGATTTATGTACAATGAAATACTTGCTAAAAGAAGAGTGTTTAAAGATTTCCAGATTAAGAGAGTTTTCGAAGATAAAGAATTGGGACATAGAAGGTCGTAGAAAAAAAATAGCGATTACCATTTGTAGATATAGGATAATCACTATTTTTGCATATCCGTCTACTTTCGCAAGCTGACGGATATAATGCTAACAAAATATCTTTATACAAATAAAGCTCTATGGAGGCAAAGGTAAACAATTTTCAAAACAATGCGAAGGATAGTAACATTATTTTGACGTCAGAATCCAACGAAATGGATTTATCTGTAAAATTATCTAAAATTTTTAGCTATAATGGCCATAATGTTTCTTTTATAAAAACTTCTTATGGTATATTATTAAATGCCACACAGATGGCAAAAGCATTCAATAAGAAACCTGCCGAGTATCTAAGGTTGCCGTCTGTAAATCAATTAATTAAGTCAATGGTGGGATTTTCCCACATTTCTGAGAATCAGATAGTTACAACTATGCTTGGAAGTCCTGAAAATGGAGGAGGTACATGGATGTTTGAAGATCTCGCCATAGATTTTGCGAGATGGTTGGATACTGATTTTAGATTATGGTGTAACTCGAAGATAAAAGAATTTTTAACATCAAACTTGGTTTCTATTCCAAATTTTACTGATCCGGCAGAAGCAGCCGAAGAATGGGCTAAGCAGTATCGTAGAGCTCAGCAAGCGGAAGCTATTGCTTTGGCTGAACATAAAAGGGCGGAGCAAGAAAGAATGGAAAAAGAAATAGCTGTAAATACGTTAGAAGAAAAGAAAGGGGATATAGAGTTTTCTGAGTCATTTAAGAAGGTGGATCATGAAAACATGTGGCTAATCAGAGATGTGGCGAAGAAGCTTGAGCAGAATGGAATCATCATCGCAGAAAAGAATCTTCGTTTGTTTCTTGAGGAAGTCAAGTTTATGTTTAGAAATGGGCAGGGCAGATGGGAGTTATACAGTGATATTGTCAAAAATAAGTTTGGTGTGTATAGATCATATTTTGTAGATAAGTATTCTGGGGAAAGAGTTAATCAGCAAACCATCTACATGACTGGTGCCGGATATGAAGTCACACTTAAGGGGATAAAGGAAAAGTGTAGGAGCCTTTTCTTGAAGTACGGCAAGTTTGAAGATCCTAACTTTTGAAAACACAAAATAGGACGTTATACATATTATTCATATCTTTGTGGAGGTCAGGTTCGTTTCCTGTCCTCCATTTTTTTTAAGAGATGACAGTCGAAAATTATATCATAGAGTTAAAATCGTCTTTAAGATCATTTGACAAGCGTGATCTGATAGATGAGGTATCCATCTACAAATGGGTAGAAATTGCCCTGAAGAAGTTTGGAGGCGATATTACTATGCGCAAAGAAGCGGTAGTGGATGTCAAGCGAGGGCAGGCTCGTATGCCTGGTGATTACTTTGATCTTATTCTGGCTTTTAAATGCGATTTTAAAGGATATGAGGTTCCGGAAGGTGACAAGGTGATATCAGAACTTCAAAATACAATAGCTTGGAAAGAACGTACCGAAAGAAGTTATAGGTGGTGTTCTTGCGATGAATGTTGTAAAGAAGAATGCGAGAAAGTGATAGTTGAAAAATTTTATATCAATGTTCATGATCGCGATCATGAAGTTCGTTGCTATTATGACCGGCCTGTAATGTTAGGTCTTGCTAAGCCTATGCTTCGTGATTCTTGTTTAAGTAAATGCCGGAATAAGGTAATAAAGGATAGTCCGTATGAGATAAATATCGTAAACGGATTCCTGTATGCTAATTTCGATGGTCCTATTTACATGCAGTACCGGTCTCTTCCTTTTGACGGAGAATCTAATATAATTATACCAGATACGACTCAAGGTCTGGTTTTGGATTATGTAGATAATTTTGTAAAGATGAGATTCTTTGAGGAACTGATGTATAATGGAGAAGCACAAGGTGCTGCCGATTTGTTCAAGTTGTATGCACAGCAAGATTTGGTTAAGCTGAAAAATGCTAAGACCGAACTTAAGATGATGGGAATGACATTGAAAGGTATGTATGAACCTCTTAGGCGGCGTCGTGCCGAGTTTGAGATTTATTCTAAGGCATATCCTGTAATTGACAACATGCTTAAATTGGTATGACAGAAGTGGTTCTATTTATATATTTGTCTGGCGTTATCGCATCCATGATTGTTTGGTCAATCAGGCAATTTAAAGGAGAGGCGAGTTTGGTAGAGACAATGTACTGCCCGGTAGTATTTTTGTTGAGCTGGATATACGTATTTGAAATATTTAAAATGAAATAATATGTTAGAGGTTAAAGCAAGCGAAATAGTAACCGCCGACAAAATGAGAGGCATAGGACCGGCAAACATCATCTTCACAGCCGGCCCTAATCCGGTAGCTGAAGATCGTAGAGGCGTAGCTAAGGTAACGGCTGGTGGAGAGAGTAAGAACGTTACAATCACACAAGCTGCCGGCGAGCAGGTTGTTGTAATTCCTGAGTTCGATTATCTTGTTCTTAGGTATGGATGGGAATCAGAAGACGGCTCCGATTTTGATACTGCAACCGGTTTCACCAATACAGGCATCTCAGATGTAGATAATAAATACGTTGGATGGAGTAAGCAGTGGGCTACTACCCAACAACAGGTAGGTGATTACCTTGTTTATGGTGGTGATAACATGCAGTCCGGTCTTGAAGGTGCGCTTATTAAGATGAAGACCTTGCTATCAGCGCCTGGAATGGACGAGTCTGAGCCTAATATCAATGCCGATATCTATGGTAATTGGTATGGGAATAGAGGGCGAGGAAATGTCGTTGTGTCTTTTACAGCCTACCTTGGAGGAGAGATGGTTAAACAAGGATTTAATTTCATTAATGAAGGAGGTACGGAAGTTTACTCCGACAGCATCACTACTAACGTTTCGGCTCATGGTGAAACCAATTACCAAAATATAAAAGGTTTGTACACTAAGATGGGTACGATGGTTTATAATAAGGAAAAGCGTGATTGTGTTATTGTTATAGGTTAAGGTGATGGAAGGTCTTTGGGATAAATACAATAGGATCAAGGAGGTGTTTTACCGGGATTTTGTTTATGATTCCAGCTACACAGAGCAGGCCTCGTGCATTCCACTGTCGTCGGTGAAGGACGGGGCAGGCTGGGTGGAAGACGGTACCATTAACCTGGCCCAGTATCTCCAGTTCCTTTATACGGAAATGATTCTTGGTAACAAGACAGAAGATGATGTTCGTAATGCCATACTGGTGCTTACTCGTCTTGCCGATACTACTTATGATCTATTTTTTAATAGCAATAAAGGTATTTATTTCAAATTCGAAAAAGGATTTTTCTTAAGAGATGACATACATGGTGAAGACGCAAACAAATTTGGTCTTACCAAGATAAGTTCAGGGTACACTAATGGTATAGAGTTGAAAGACGAAGATCCATGCTTCTCACCATTTACTTCACAAGATCAGATTTGGAATCTGGCTCCGATATTAGCTTTCTTATCAGAAAAAGGATTTGAAGAAGCCAGGCAAGCAGGATACGATATTTTTGAGTACGTTATTAGAAACAGACACAAGATATACAATCCTTATTACAGCGCCTTGCTTCATCATTGGACATTTCTTCCTGATATGGACACCGATAAGGTTAAGCCGTGGGATAGGGTTAGTAATCGTAACAAGAATCTTAAATACAAAGTTAAGGTTAAGAGAGGAGCTAATAACTGGTATTTTTCTGGAGGGTTCAGATGGGCTTTTAAGAAGTTCGGAGGCGAGTGCAGTACATTCTGGCATTGCCTATGGTATAAACCATTTATATTTTTAGCAGATAGAGTATATCATCCATATGTATGTAAATGGTTTGGCATTAAAGTCAAAAATAATTCTTACTATTGTCTTGGATCCACAAATGAAAAATCATGGTATGGTCCTAAGTTCAGAAAGAGGCTGGTTAGTAAGTTTAATAAGTCTCTGGAAGGGGGAGAGCTATTTATGCCTCATCTGGTTTTTCTTCATGGAGGTGAAGACGTTGATGGAAGTAGCTTAGAGTCATACCTTAAGGAATGGGAATGGGATGGAGTTAATTCTCCTATTGAGTTTTTGATTTTGTGTAATTGGTTTAAAATTATTTTTGGCAATGAAAATATATTATAAATCAAAAATAGCTAAGTTATTTACGTTCATTGACGGCTACAAAACGATTATGTTGTTTGGAGCCGTATTTACCGAACGTGATAGTATATCATTGAGAGCCGAATATCATGAGGAGGCGCATTGTAATCAGTATCATACGTTATTTTATTTTGGTATGTTTATATCATTGCTTACAATAGGATTGTGTCTCTTATTCGGTAATGCAGGATGGTGGATGTTATGGCTGTCCCTTATTCCAATATTTTTATACTATACATGGTATTTAATTGAGTACCTGATTAGGTTGTGCATATATCGCGATCATGATAAGGCATATCATAATATCGTATTCGAAAGAGAGGCTTTCGACTTAGAAAAGTATTGGAATCGGCATGATGTTTTGAGGAAGGAGTCGGAAGGGTTTAGTTTCCTCGGTTATTATAGGAAGGAGTATCATTATGAGTAAGAGAAGATATTTTGAGGAACAGAGATCTGGTAATGGAGCTATTTATCATTGTGTGGAAACAGAAATCGAGCCTGGAGATAGAATCAGATTATTTAATTTAATGAATAAAATCAAATCCGATACAATTAGCCAGGATAAGATAAATAGTGTACTGAATCAGCTTAGAGAAGGAACAGCCTTTAATATTCATACTCAGAGTCCAGTTTCTTTTTCGTTTTCAAGCACCTCTACCGGTTACGAACCAATGGCAATATGGATTAGATTTGACCATTATCCTGCTCCAAGTGAACAACAGGGTATTATATACAAGTTTCAGATAAATGATCAGAGGTACGTTTTTATGTTTTCTAATAGATACGATGGAATGAGAGATCTTATTAATAATGCAGATGAAGATGTTGATTGTGTTACTTCTGCAACAGAGAGTAGTATATATAACAATGATTCTTTTTATATATTTGTGTAAATTATGAGGAGGAGATTCGAATATAAAGACAGGGAGTTTGAAGACTTTCTTATAAGGTTTTATCCGGCTGGCGATTACACATGGATAGTTCCTGAAGGCTGTTTTTCCGTAGACGTCTTTTTAGTTGGTGGAGGTGGTGGTGGCAGCTCTGCCGGCGGTGGAGGTGGTTATACCAAGACCTTCAAATCTGATAACAAAGGCTGGAAAGACGGAGAAGCTATTGCTGTAAAACCTGGTCAATCTATTTCTATAACAGTAGGAAAAGGAGGAGCAGAGGTTTATCAAGCCGAACAAAATTTTCCTGGTGAGGATGGTGGTTATTCTCAATTCATGAGTTCGTCTTATAGAGCAAATGGAGGAAAGGGAGCTAATAAGTGGAAGGGAGGAGATGGTGGTAGTGCCGGCGGTTCGTCATATACGCAAGATGGTGCTTCGGATGGTGGAGACACTTATGGAGAAGAGTATGGAGTAATCAAAGGTCAAGGTCATACTACCAGAGATTTTGGAGAATCCGGCGGTAAAAGAAATGCCGGTGGCGGAAGTGGAGAAACTCACACTGGGGTAGTATTCCAAGGAGGAATATCTGATTACAGTGAAGGATCTGGCACAGGGGGATCAACAGACGGATCTGGTAAAGGAGGAGGAGGTTATGGCGGCGGAGGAGGCGGCGTCAGATACTCTATGGTTTATGCCGGAGCCGGCGGTGATGGTACTGTGTTAATTAGGGGTAGAAGATATAAATTATAAGTGGTAATTATATACAATTTTACACCAATCATGTTGTAAAACATAAAGTAAAATAGTATGTGTCTTATTTTAATAAGATAATTTTGTATCATAAAACTGATAAGGAAATGATTAAAGGTTACAAATATAGATTAGATCCTACACCGGAACAGATTGTCCAAATGGAGAAGACATTTGGCTGTTGTAGGTATGTCTATAATTGGGCTCTTGATCTGAAAATTAAAACTTATCAGGGTGAAAAACGATCTTTGTCAGCGGTTGACTTATGCAAGCAGCTAACGTTACTCAAAAAAGATGATAACCATCTCTGGTTAAATGAAGTATCTAATGAATGCTTGCAACAATCTATCCGCTGTATGGATAGTGCCTTCACCAAATTCTTTAGAGAACATACCGGTTTCCCAAAATTCAAATCCAAACATAGAAACAAAAACGTTTTTAAGAATGTCAATTCTGTTAAGTTTGATTTTGAAAACAACAGAGTTAAGATTCCTATCATTGGTTGGATAAAGTTTTTTGCCAATCGGTCCTTTGAAGGAAAGATTGGTACGATAACAATATCTAAATCATCAACCGGTAAGTTCTATGCAAGTGTCTTAATAGATGACGGTATCCCTAATCCTGACAAGTTTGTTATCGATTCCGATACGACAGTAGGGATCGATGTAGGGATCAAGGATTTCGCTGTTCTTTCCAATGGGCAGGTTTTTAGTAATCCGAAGTATTTTGAATCTGCGCAGAAAAGATTAGGATGCTTGCAAAGAAGGTTCAGTCGCAAACATAAGGGAAGCAATAGATGGAAGAAGGCAAAACATGATGTTGCCGTCTGTCATGAACGGATTCGAAACCGTAGACAAGATTTCTTACATAAGGTCAGTAAGAAGATAGTAAGTGAGAACCAAACTATTATCATAGAAGACCTTAATGTAGGAGGTATGTTGAAAAATCATTGCCTTGCTAAGGGTATTGCTTCTGCATCATGGAGCGAGTTCTTCAGGATGTTGCAATATAAATCGGATTGGCGCGGTGTTAATTTAATTCGGATTGGAAGATTTGAGCCGAGTTCTAAGATGTGCGGATGTGGATACATACATCGTGATCTTAAGTTATCGGATCGTGTATGGACTTGCCCTGAATGTGGTTCCGTCAATGATCGTGATTTGCTTGCAGCTAATAATATTAAAAGATTTGGGTTGGAAAAGAAGAATCTTCTAACCCAAGAAAATATTAACAAGACACCGGTGGTGAACCGGGAAGGGGGCGTGGAGTTGTCGGCATTAGCTGGAACGGTGAAGCGTCAAAATGTACTGGTGTAAATTGGTATATAATCACCTCTCTTTTGATATCTTTGTGACAAACAGTTATAAAATGGCAGCAGAAGATAACAGAAACATAGCGGTTCCTCAAACAGGTATGAATCGCGATCTGCATCCGTCGAGTCTTACGGATCAGCATTATACGTTTGCCTTGAATGCCAACATCGAATCCGAGGACGGTAATGTTGGGATGAGATCTAATGAGCACAGTAATCTTAAATGCATTGATTTCGATGGATTTAAAGTTATTGGTTATAAGAATGATCTTACTTCAGGCAATATCTATTTTTTTATAACAAATCCTGAAACAGGCGTATCTAAAATAACTTATTTCAAGCCTGAATCCGATACAAGTATCTTATCCGATTCCGATATAGAATCTATGGTAGAAGGATCGGAGTCGTTGTGTTCTGGCATGAAGACCTTGCTGGAAGACAATGAACAGGATCCGTGCCTTAATTTCTCTATCTATCATCCTATAAAAACCATAGAAATAAAGACAGAGAAATGTGGGAAATGTATTTACTGGACTGACGATTATAATCCTCCCAGGTATGTTATTGTAGACAAGGCTCTGACTCCTGATGATGAAGGTGATATATGGTATCATTATCATGGGTATAAGATATGCGATAAAGAATACGATAGAGACAAATTCATGCAGGAGAATGGTTGTTTTCTGGCATGTGAGAAACTTAGGGTGTTTCCGCTACTGGACCAGCCATGCGTAGAGCCGGTACAGATAGAGTACGGGGGCAGCCTGCGTGCGGGCGTGTATCAGTTTGCTGTGGCCTTGTGCGATGAATTTGGTAACGAGAAAACTAACTATACTTCATTAACTAACCCTGTTCATATATTTGACGAACAATATATTAGGATAAATGATGGTAAATGGGGAGAAAGAACTAATCTTGGTATAAGACTTAAGGTGTCTAATCTGGATAGGCAAGTCAGCCATTATAAGGTGGCTGTTATTCAGAATACTGTTGGATACAATGGTGAAACACAACCTGTAGTGGATTATTTTATAGAAGGTATTCATCCTATTACAGAGAAGACCATATACTATTATTCTGATCTTAATAATAAGAGGACAACATTTGAACATATTTCTTTAAAAAGAGCCATATATAATACATCAAGAGGAATAGTGTCAGTCGGAAACCGTCTTCTTCAATATGGTCTTACGGCAGAAAAAGAATGGAATTTACAGCCTGTAGTTTCTCTTATGGGGCATTTTCTAAAATGGCAGGCGTCTGTAGCCCACGAAGACCTGTATAAGGATGGTAATGCTTGTTCGTTGTATGTGGGATACATGAGGAATGAAGTGTATCCGTTTTCTATCTCGTTTAAGACATCTACCGGATATAAAACTCCAGCATTCGTTCTTGTTCCCCCACCTTATGATAAGGCGAGAGAGGAAATGAACAAAGACAGTATCCCATACCAGTCTATAAACGCATATGCTCCGGATTGCTCGGGTGTTGATAGGAAATATGTATGGCAGTATAGCAATACGGCAGGAGATGGGGTATTGATTGACGACGATGCGGTTGTTATAGATGAAGAACAGAAAGAGTGTAACAACCCGGCTACTGTAGGTCAAACTGTTATAGTGGAAAGCAATTTTGCCACTTTTAAAGGTAAATCAAGATTTATTATCGATTATGATGATATTGTAGGAACCCCTATAAATTATTTGTCTGAAAATATAGGTCTTGTAGCTTGTAATAATAAGGAGAATGGAAACAATGAAAGACAGATATGTGATATAGCTACCAAATACAGAGAAGATGGAACACAGGATTATATGGAGCCAATTGATCATATTAGGTTACCAGAAATGGAAGGAGACTGCGAAGTCCCTCATCGTCAAGAATCTATATTGTCAGCTCCAGTTCCACTAATAACAGGCCTTGTAGAAGATTATATCTATAAGGTTCTTAGCGAAATGGAACACGTCTCTACAGATTATCTATATACCACAGGAGGAGAAAATCAGAATAAGTATTCTGTGTTGTTTAATTACGAGACAATGGATTCTTTATCTGAATGGATGGAGGAAGCATTTTTTGGGTATAGCGCTGGCAGCATATCAGGTGATGGCAATCAACACCTTTGTTCTGATTTTTATCCACACTTACAACCTGGATCTGTTTTAAAAACCGTGTCTGATGCTATATACGTATTAGATACCATGCCTTGTACATGCGGATGTTATATTGAGAGTTATTGCTCTGATCCTACTGTGTCAAGAACTGATTATAACAACTTTCAGAATTATAATTATCTTCTTGGAAGTTATATTCTTCATATAGATGGATGGAGCCAAAAGATAAATGATGTAGGAGATTGGCGAGCCGGTAGATCTACCAGTACAGTCATAAATAATCAGTATAGATCAAAGAACGGACCCAGGTATTGTATTGAGCAATTTTGGCCTGAAGCTTCTGAGAAGTTGCAAGATATGATATATAAAAATTCGGATACCGGTATAGATGAAACTGATTGGAAATTTGAAGGGTATGTAAACAATGCTACATTTAATAATCCTACAGGGGATAAGCTTAATATTGGATTCGCATCTGAATTTGTGGTATGGAAGTTTGTCAGAAATGTAATGACAAATGCAAGATTTATTAGGATTAATAGACCAGAAGAGTGGGACATAGAAGGTTATAAAGACGAGAACAAAGTTCTTTATCTTGAAGCTCTTGGAAAGGTAGATGGCATAATGGATGCTGTGTCTACCAATTACGTTCGTGTTTCTTTTTGGAAGGATGTTGAAACATGGTCCCCTCTTGGAATAGTACCAGTTGAATTTGATAGACCTGAGTATGAATCATCTCATTCCGTTATTGTTAACATAGCAAGACCGGCTTTCGGAGAAATAAATGAAGAGTTTTTTGATTCTATAGGTCAAAATTATTTTTATGTTACAATAGAATCTCCTATTGTAGCGGTTCCTTGGATAATGACGTTTAGACAAATTCAATTTTGTTCTTATAAAAATTATGATACCCCAGAAGAAGAGGAAGAAGAAGGAAAGAAGCCTTCCCGTGCTATTCTTGGAGTCGCTTTTGCTACAGGTAAAACCATATATCCTTATATTTTTGGTGTAAGAGAAAAAGAAATAAATAAGGTTGATTTATCTGTGGATTCTATAACACTTAGATCAACTGTCTTATTTGCATCAAAATGTCAGACATGTGGAGATAGGCCCATCAATTGCAAGCCTCGTCCTTATAAATACGGTGATTTTGCATATTGGGAATCATCTGAGAAATATCCTGCTAATTTTGAACTTTATGATAGTAGTAGGATGAAAATAGACACAGGCAGATCTTATGATGATCCAAAAAAAACAGAAGCTTATTCTAATATTATGAATAAGTTAACAGAATATTATGGTGCTCCTTTGTCAGACAAAAATGGATTATCTTATTTCAAGGGTCATTCTTATGGAGGAGTAGATACTTCTACCGTATTTTGCCAACAACCTATACGTCATTACCGGTTCCCAGATAACAAGCATATACCTTTTATGAACAGTGATGAACGTGGATATGACATAGCTTCTGAAATATATCCGGTAGGTATTATGGTGGATGAGAACACCATACAAGTGTTTTTGGATTTTGCGGTAGATTCTGGTTTGATTACGCAACAACAAAGAGATACGATCGTAGGATATGAACTGTATCGTGGAGATAGGAGGCTAAATAGGTCGGTTGTGGCTTCAGGATTGGCCTATGATATGCTTAGATACATAGGAGACGATGGTAATGTAAATATCTATCCTAATTACCCATATAATGACCTATCACAAGATCAATATAATTATACGTCTGGCAAAAGAGACGAGTTTATATCCCATCCTTTCGACAAAGGAGGGAACGTGTGGTATTCATTCTGTTCGCCTGATATTTATTTTAACAAGCCCGAACTTCCAAATGAAGTATGTATAGACGGGTTCCAAAGAGGAATGTCCGTAGGCAGTTTTGTGCCTGTAGAAGATCATCCAAAATGGACTATCTTAGGTCCTGCCGCTTATACGATGGCTGCGTCACTTGCCGCAGTTGAATCAAGTGCCACAATAGCCGCTATGATAGCAGAAGAGCTTCAGATAAGGGCTCAGTCTGGATACATAGGAGGGTCGGCAGGTCTTACCGGAGGAGGATTCCTAACGAATTTGAGTGTAGCCATGCTGTTTTCTTCAATGGTGTCAACCATCAGTCAAACTCTTGCTAAGGGCCCGATATTGTACGGTAAGTACCGTTATGATTGGCTTAATACGTTTATAAACAATGGACCGAGACGTAATCATGCATGGTATTATACTTCTGTAGGATTATATAATTCAATGATAGGTATAACAGACCAGGATAAGTATGAACGAAATTTTGCTCGTGGTTTATCTTCTGTTAAGTACATGAAGTCCGGTGTATATCCTATGATGGATGCCAGTATGTTATCTAAATGGGGAACCGGTAAAAACGATAATGAGGGACGATTCTTATTTGTTAATAATATAGATCGTGAATCTTCGTTATTTTTATCATTTGGTGATCCAGGTGAAAAAGGAGATGGTAAATCGAAATATTTATTGGAATATCCGAACTATGTCTACAACTACGACAGTAGCCGTATAGATGATTCGGTTATTGCTGGAAGAGATGTTGTAGCAGGAAGAACATTCGAGCAATCCAAATCAGTTTCATACATCTGTTCTCCGTATATGAGGCTTATGCGATATAGGCCGGATCAATATGGTCAAATAGAAGATATAAAATGGATTTCCATAGGTGGATGTGGATTTTTCACTAATGAAAAGAAACTGATGTTCGGTGGTGATACGGTGATAACCAGATTTTCATTAAAGAGAAAATTTCCTGTTTTTTATAATAGTGCTTTTGGTATTGGAGATATGATACCTTTCCCTTACATGGATTATAGAAATGTAGGATATCCAAGATATTTTGTTAATTATGATACAGGGGAAGATACGCTTGAAACCACGGATAACGAACGTTTCAATAGTTGGACATCGTCTAATAAAGGAAGATATGCTTTTTACCCAAACAGGAAGAGCTTGTATGAATTGAATGGTGACACCTCCGGTAAGTATGTAGATGGCAGATTTTATACATGGTTCTATGGTATTCCTCAGTTCCTTGTAGAGTCTGAAATAAATTGTAATTTCAGATTAGAGGGCCCTCAGCCTCATGAATTATTCTATCCAAAAGTAGGAGATTTTGTTTGGTGGACACAAGAAAAGAACGTATCTATCCATAGGGACAATGATTATAAGATAAGTCCTATATACTCATCAAGAATGACATTGACACCTAATGTATTGCCGGCAACATACGAACATCGTTTTTATGACTGTGCTTACCAGCGCCCTAATGGTGTTATATGGAGTAGGGCCGACGTATCTGAAAATAGCCAAACAGATCCGTGGTTGACGTACAAGCCTATGGACTATCATGAGTTCCCAACCAGCAACGGGAAGCTTATTCACATGAAGCGTATTGAATCCGATCAGATTCTTGTCAGGTTCGAGGATCAGGTTTCGCTCCATAACGCCATAGACGTAATCAAGGAGCGCACCTCCCCAGGGCAGGCTGAGATGGGCACCGGCGGTCTGTTTGCGTCCCGGCCTCTGGAGTACAACACGACCGACCTTGGTTATTCTGGAACCCAGAGTACTGAAATAATTAGTTCAGAATTTGGTCATTTCTGGGTAGATACTAAAAGAGCACAGGTGTTTATGACCGATCCAAACGGACGTAATCTTAAGGAACTTAGTGTAGGTATCAGACATTGGCTTAAGCGTCATCTTCCGTTTAAGATTCTTAGATACGGAATAACTAATATCTTGACCGGTGCAGAAATGACAGAAGAAGATACGGATAACAAATTTATCGGTCTTGGTCTGTCTCTTGGATGGGATAATAGGTATAAGAGGGTACTTATCACGAAAAAAGATTATATACCTGTTAAGAACCCGGCATATTACAAATATGATGGTGGAAGGTTCTTGTACAATGAAACAGAGGTGTTGTCAAACGATAAGGAAATATCCTTAAAAGACGAACAGTATTTCAAGGATGTGTCGTTCACTATCGGATATTCGTGTCTGAAGCAAGAATGGATATCGTATTACTCATTCTGCCCTGACTATTATATAGAGCAGCAACAATATTTCCAGACAGGAATAAACTTCCCGGCATCAGATGAAGAAGGTGGCTTATGGAGTCATTTGCTGACGAATAAGAGCTTCCAAACGTTTTATGGAACAACATATCCATTTATATTAGAAGTGCCGATAAAAGAGAAATATAACGGTTCTACGCTGGCTTCTGTTGAGTATGAGCTTGACGCAAGGAAATACGTTGATGATGTGAATTACACACTTGACAGGAAAGTAGGTTTGGATACGATAACTATCTACAACGACACAAACAACTCAGGTGAAATTCATCTTGTTCCAGAAGAAAAGAATAATTTAGCGCAACGTATATCGTATCCGAAGATCGTAGGCGACCATACTGAGGTCCTGGATACTGAGGTATATAGAAGACATAAGTTAAACGACTTCTTCAACAGGGTTGACGATGACCGATCTGAAACACCTATCTGGATCAAGGACGATAACGATATAAATAAGTCAGTTAATCCTGATTCTCTTAATTTCAGACGGTCATGGCTGGATAGGTTAAGAGGGAGCTGGATGCTGATGAGGATAAAGAAGGTGATTAGAGATCGGAAGATTATATTCCAGTGGTTGATTTCTGAAGACAAGATTAAGAATAGATGACTTATTACTCTTTTTATAGAGTATGTAATGTTATAATGTGTATATTTGCGATATGCGTTTAGCATCACAAGAATATACACATTATTTTTTTGATATGGAAAAAGAGGACAGGGGCACATCGTTTACGTTTTTAGGAAAGGAAATAGAAACATTGGTAAAAAATGGAGAGTTATTCGTATGCATAACATCTTCTCTTGAGGCTTTGAATAACGCAAGGAACCTCAATGGATATTCAAAAGTTAGAATAGATGATAGGTTATCATCCGATGTAACTAAAAGAATTATTGAGAAATTAATCATCAAGCCAAAAGAAAACAACCCTATTGATACTATAACAGATTTAAAGAAAATAGGATTGGCTTATAGACGCGGAAAAGGCAATGGGCAAAAGTGGTTTGTGCATTATAAGATATTTATTGCGATATTCTCAAAAATAGATGATTTTGTAGAAGTAGAAATGATGTCTATCTTCATTAACGCGATGAATCCGTTATCAATATTAAATAATATGTCCAAAATAAAAGATGGGAAAAGAGCTAATTTGAATATAAAAACATATATAGCTATAGATAGGCTTAGAAATATATGCAAGATAGGCAAAACGGTTGATTTAAAGAAAAGATATTCGTCACTAAGGACATCCAATAAACATATTGAATACATCTATATTATAGACAAGGACATAGAGGATGATATGCATAAAATTCTGAATGGATTCAGAATAGAAGGAGAATGGTTTGATATGGACAAGGATATGATTTCAGGTATAGCTAAAAGATATGGATTTATGGAATTTAACGGATTCTGATTTAAAATTACACGAATCGTCAAATAGCTAAGTATCAACGAATTAACTTGCGCTGTGCGATTCCGTATATTCAAAGGGTAATTTATTGAATATTAATAAGTTGATCCACTTGTTCTAATGTTGCATGATTCATAAGGAAAAGAATTAAAAATATAGTTGTTAATCCATGTTTTTTTTGTTGTAGACAGGTGATGTGGTATAGCTGAAGAAGCATGTGAAATTTTTGGATATTTTATTTATCTTTGTTGAAAAACAGTTTGTTATGAAACAAGTATTATATAAAAATGATATATACCCCTATAATGTAAGGGTATTGCTTGGAGCAGATGAAGAGTATATAGTTAAGACGTTCGCCAACCTGGAAGTAGAAGATCAGAGCTGGGAAGGATGGACTGATGATTATGGTGGCAGAACTATTTTCGTAGGAAACCGAACCAATCATAGAAAAGAAATATGTTTCTTGTTTCATTCACTGTCTGACATGGATGTGAGAACTATAGGGCACGAATGTCTGCATGGTCTTTCTTTGTATTGTAAGTATCTTAATATGGATTACGGTTTTGACACCGGAGGAGATGAGCATGCCGCCTATCTGATGGGATGGTTGGTTGACAGAGTTTGTGATTCATACCATAAATTCAAGAAGGAGGAAGAGAAAGATGGTAAAGAAGAGTAAGTCAGATTGGAAACCTTCAGAAAATATTCTTAAATATTTGAAGTCGTGGGAAAAATTTAGGTCAAAACCGTATGATGATGGTGAAGGAAATATTACTGTCGGATACGGATTTAACTTGCCTCACCTTCTTAAAAAATACAAGAAGGGTATAACGGAAGAGCAGGCGGACAAAGAATTTGCAGGTGTAGTAAATACGTTCGTTCCTGAGTTTAGGAAACTTACTCCAAACTTTGATAGTCTAAACAATAATCAGCGTGATGCTCTTTTTAGCTTGTATTACAATGCCGGTGCTGATACTTATATGAAAAGTCCTATGCTATTCAAATATCTTAAAGAAGGAGATTTTGATAAGGCGGTTAAGGAAATAAATCATGACGAATGGAAAGACGACATGGATGGCCAGAAGAAGCGCCGGGCCTTCGAGCGCCGGGTGTTCTCTACGCCGACAGACCAGCCTTGGACGGTGGATGACGACAGTAACTACATCCTGGTTGAAAACAAGCCCGTAGAGGACAAATCTGTAGGAGAAGGTACTGATGATTCAAAATACGAAGACGCTCGTCATGTAGCCGCAAAATACGGTGATACAGGGTATGTAGGTAGAGGCTATGATGGCAAGAAGGTTAGAGTATCTGATTCTATTATTGAGTCGGTAGGGATATCCAATAATGCCGATCCTAATAAATGGTATGAATCCGTTAATCCAATATTAGACACTGATCCTATTAGTTTGATCGCCGATTTTATTCCTACTATGAAACGTATGTTGGATCCTAATAGGGAGCGATCTGGAAAAGATACGGCTACTGACTTCGAGGAAAAGATGTGGAAGGCTTATACGGATGGGGATATAAGTAGGCTGCCGGCAAGCAAGTATCGTTTTGATGACGATGATGATGATGCTCAGTACGTAGGATTGCCTCAAGAACAAGCTATTTTGATACAATCTTTATTAGATAAAGAGTATATGAACAACATGCTTGACGAGGCATATAAGGATGCTGATGAAAAAAGTAAACAAAAAATAAGAGATTATAAGAAGGTACTTGATAAACTAAATAAAAATATATTTGAAAATCCAGGAAAATGGATTTTAGTAAATGAAGGCGTAAGTCCATTTAGAGAAGAAGTATATGGTGACAATTTTGAAAAAGTAAACGAAACTTCTGGATTGGGTGCGTTGAAGAATTTCAGTGTAAGATGGGATCCGGATGCTGGTATGTTGGATGTGAAGGATGATTATGATTTTAGTCGAAAGAAGATAGCGGAAGACATCATACCTGAAAGGGATGTCCCTCTTAGAATAAGGGAACGTATCAAATACGATCCTAAGAAAGGTAGTGTGCTTCGAAATAATGACAAGGCTTTACCTAAAAGGTTTGTAAGGAAATACGAAGAAGGTGGAGAAGCTAAGTATGAATATGTAGCATCCAGAGATAATACATCAGTGGGTTCAAGTGGAATAAATGAAAATGCTAATTATGGCACGATCCCTGTTGATGGTGTGGATATCAACGAAATTGTAGTTGGAGGTGTCCCTGTAGTAGGTGATATAATGGACGTCAAGGATGCGTATGATTCTTTCATAGATAGAGATGCGCTTGGAATGGTTATGGCCGCTATGGGTCTTATTCCTTTTGTAGGAGGTATATCGAAAAAAGCAATGCAAGCGAAAAGAGCCACTAAAAAACTATCTCAAAGAGATAAAGAACTTTTAGGATCGTTGCCCGACTATGCTAAACCAGCATCTCCTATAGGTGAGGCATGGGAAAATCATAAAAAGCGACTTTTCTCTGGAGCCTATGAAAGGCTTACTGGGGAGAGGTTAAGGATGAAAAATGGGGAGCCAGATCCGGATATGCTTGATACCAACATATATGATTGGGATGATCCGAAAGTTTTCAGGGATGCAAAGTATTTTTTAGGAGATGAATACTCTGATGATGAGATAAGGGAGATAATAGATGAAATATCTGGATATGGGGTATTAAATGGAAATATAATCAGGTCTAAAAACGTTGATAAGTTCATTGATTTATTTCTCGAAGGAAACCCCAATATATCTAACAAGGATGTAGAGAATTTTGTGAAAAGTCATGAAGTGGAACACAAAATTCATTATCCAGATTCAGGCGCAGATAAAAACGGATTTGATTTGAATAAGATAGATGATGATGAAGTAAAAGATTATTTCAAAGAGGATCATTTTACGGAAATGGCGGCCAGAGGAACTCAGATTAAAAATTATTTTGGTTTGACCGATGATGCTCAAGAAGTGACGCCTGAAATGTTAGAATATGCAGCCAGAAATTACTTGAAGGATTATGGGTATGATAATGAGATGAAAGAATATTTTGAATCCATATCAGACTATAAAAAGGCTGCCAAATGGATAACAGATCACGCCTCGGTGGGATTAGGGGCCTACTATGTAGGGGATAGGATTGCTGATCCTAAAAAAGAAAAGAAAAGAAACGGAGGGAAGCTTACTCCATACAAGGCTGGTTTTCGTTTTATTGATCATAAAAAAGAATACGGAGATCCGAAAGATGCATCACACAGATTCCCTGGTAGGAAATTCATGTATTTCTACGAAAACGATAAGCCGAGTAAAAGCATTGTGTTTGCTGAAGAAGGTGGAGTGGTTGGAAAACAGCGTGAAGCATATGAATACTTTACTAATAAGAGAGGCATGTCTAAGATACAAGCGCTTGCCATCATAGGTAATCTCATGGCTGAATCCGGTCTTAAAGATGACATATACGGAGACAACAGAACATCATACGGCATACAGCAATGGCATAATGAGCGCATGGATAAGCTATTCAAGCACGCTAAAAAGAAAGGTCATTCTACACCAACATTCAAAGACCAACTTGAGTTCTTAGCTGACGAATACGAAGGGAAAACAGGATATTCTAATTTCTTATACACAAGAAAAGGAAAAGAAGGACCAGGGTATTACAACTACAGTCGGCAGGACTTTATGAACGCCGATAACCTTAAGGATGCCGTAGTAGCTTGGAACCAAGGAGCAGGACGTCCTCATAAGAGTGTTATAAGAAATGATGACCGTTATAATTATGCTATGGAAGTTGCTAAAAATCTCGGTTTGGATATTGAAGAAAATTCCGTATCTTCGTATGGTCAAATGGGATTCGGAGATGATGGAGAAATAGCAGCATCGGTAACACTTCCAGAGGTAGAAGTGGCAGCCGCCCTCCCTAACCCGGAAGCTCCGTCCCAGGAGAGACAGTCCGAGGAAGAGAGATTCCGTACATGGACTGAAACGTATGGTAAGGATATCGTAGCTCATTTGTTGAGTTTAAAAGAAGATAAGGATGATGATAAAGAACTACGATACCAGCAACATATGAAGGAAAACGAAGAAGATAAAAGACGAGCCTTTATCCAATCAGTCCTTCCCAGTATTCAACTCCGGATTAAGGGAGTGACAGAAGTTTAATTGAAACCAATTTTTTTTCATATCAATGTTTCTAAAGCCGAGCCATAGACTCGTTACCCGGATTCCGAAGGATGAAGGACGTGATCAAGATGGCTCGGCTTTCTTATGCTTCGTAACGATTACATTCTGCAATGATAGGGGCTAATGATCTGAACCTACGCTTGGGCTAACGCTGTCCTGCCTCACAACACACGACGGCCTCGCCTACTCGCCTGCCTGCTTATCTCGTGGCTACTTGTAAAACTGTTATCGCTTCTCTCAACCTCACTCCCTTCGGTCGATTCGGTTTCAATCGCTTCATATAGATATTGAAAATATAAAAATATATTTCCGTTCTTTCGCATATCTCCCTCCGGTCGATATCCTCAATCACTTTTAATCTCAATCAGGCTAAAAAGTAAATAGTCGTAATGATAAATTATTAATCGTTTCGAAATCTCACTCACTACGTTCGATTCGATTCCGAAACTATAAAAGTATATTTAAAACAGTATTTATATTTAAAAAATATGAATAACATATAAATATATGAAATGAATACGACTGAATGGAGTATGAATGGAATATATAATAGGGGAAATTCATTTATCCTATTATACCTTTAGATAACTTGTCCCACCACTGACGTTCAGGGACTTACGGGTATGGTACGAATCGGTTACGTTTACCATACCTATATGAAACAAAAAACCCTGTATCCTATTTTTCTCAAACCGGATACAGGGTCGTGCAATTTCTTTACCGTCAGTATGAATACTTTTCGTATATTTGCACAAAACAAACAACCAATGGCAAAGATAGTAGAAATGACATATTGCGACAAGCTTCACAAATCACTCCTTAAAAAGGAAGCGGTTTCACCCCTTGAGGTTATCTATAATAATCACAATCAGTTAGGCTATAATGTAGTACGCAGACCAGCCGGTCAATGTTTAGGCAATTTAAAGTATTTTAATCTATTTTATAACGGGAGATTTGATAGGTGGTACAAAGTTGATGAGAAACAAAGGGTTGGTAAATACTTTGTCATCACCGACTACTGGAAGGATCGCGTGCGTTGCTTCATGGTCTGGAACTACGGATTTGGTCGTTATTTTCCGTACAATGATTTTGTGGAGGCTATGGTTTATGATTACCGTCGTTTTGGTCGTCTTTGTAAGCCTCGTAGCAAGAAAGCTCAAGAAGCTGAAGAAAAGTGTGTTAGGTTTTATGTTAGGTCTCAGATAGACTTAATGAGAAAGAATGGTTATCAGGCTTTTAGGGCCCAATTCGCAGAAGAGCATCCTGAATACTTCATTGGAAAAGAACGTACCACATTTAGATGTCTCAATGGAGCTCTTAGTAGAGATGAGAAGATAGCCGCCTGCCATGCTCATAAAAGAGATCTCAGAACCAGCATATTGGATAGCTTTGCTGATAGGATTGCCAAGCACCCAAGCACGGCATGGTCCTGGTTTTCACATGCAACAGATAAACAAGGTAAAAATCGAATGTGCTTCTCAGAGAAGGCTGTTGCATTTTTAAATAGAAGGCTTAAGAATAATGGCCTCAAGGAATTGTCCGAGTCTTATCTATATAAATCATTTAGGCTTAGGTTATTAAAGCGATTTGATGGGAAATACAATTCTGTTCGTTCGTTCCTTAATGCGGTGGTGATGTCTGCCTTATCTTCAGATGTTATTGCCAAGGCTATGAAGAAAATCCAGAGCCCGGTTGTATTATCTATATACAGGAAAGCTCTCAAGTTGTACAAGAAGAAAGAAAAGGCTGTCAACGCTCCTATAAACAAAGAGGCTCCACCTCTACCATCTTGATTTTTAAACTGATTCGATTCCGTTGGATTTTCTCGTCCGTTTCTCTTATCTTTGTGAAAAAAGAGAAGATATGAGATTACGAATCATAAAAAATCGTCCAATATTCGCACCAGGAGGTCGTGTTCAAGACGTTACCCAGCAGGCGGACACGACATCTAATCCTTATATCAATATGGACATGTCTAATGTTCCTGGTATGATTGAGATAAATGAGGATATAAACAAGATGGAGGTTGGTTTTGATAATATAGTAGGTCCTGATTATTCTACTATAAAATTACAGGAGCCTTCTATGCCCACCATGAACGTAAATAATAACGTCACCGTAGATCCGTCGTCTATGCCGAAGGGTACTGTAGTGGATGTTAATGATGCTAACAATGAAAAAGATAAGCGATCTCAAGACGGCAATCCTCTTGATCCTATGACTATGCCGTATTACTCGCCTGATCTCGGTGGTCGGGCTCAGATGTTTGGTGCCAGTCTTGGCCGGATAAGAGCCGGTAATAAGGTGGGCGCTAACGTTGCTCAAGCTGCCTTGTCTGGTGTTAGTTTAGGATTAGGTCTTACCCGTAATATCATGGGGGCTTCATCTGCTGCGTATGCAGCCAGCAGGGACGAGCAGGCAGCGAGGGAAAAACTTGCCAAGGAGCGCCGTCAGCAATTCATCAAGTGGGAACGTGAAGGTGGTGGCGTGAATTTAGGTAACGGTCAGAAGATGGATACGTCTGATATGACCGGCGAATATATTTATCCTCTTCCTAAATCTATGGAGGATAATGCTAACGTAGAGATAGAGAAAGGCGAGTATGTGCTGACGCCTGATTCAGTGGGGCCTATGGAAGCTAAAGGAAACAGGCATGAGAATGGAGGCACGCCAGTTGATTTACCGGAAGCTTATATTGTTTCCGATTATCGTAAGATAGATGATGAGTTTGCCTCTTACGTTAGAGAAAACTACGGTATTAAGGCAACGTCTAAAGACACATATGCTACGCTCCTTGATCGATATAAGAAAAAGATCGGTTTGGCTGACAAGTACGAAGATCAGGAGCGTGTATATAAGAGATTGGAGAAAAATGAAGATGTAAAAGATAAAAATACATCTAATCTTAATGCTTCTATTCTTTCCAAGTACGTCAATGAAAACCAGAAAGAGATAGACGATCTCGAAACACAATTCCGTTCTTTTGCCGAAATCGTTTATGGTAAGCAAGAAGAGTCGAAACGAAACGAGAAGATGGATGCTTTCTTTAGAGAAGGAGGAGTCGTTGATTTAAACCAGGTAAAGAAGCAGGCGAAAGCTTTTAATATTTCCGAGTCAGATGCCAAGAACTGGATATATGACGAGTATGTTAAGCAAACCAGAAAAATGGCTGAAGGTGGACCTACTCAGAAGGAGCTGGAGGAACTTAGAAAGAATGCTATCGGCTACAATAAGCTTATCAATCAGTTATTTGGACGAACTCTTAATATGACTGTATCTGATGTTAGCGGTCGTGAGCAGATTCTTAATCCTGATTCCAGTGTAAATGCCAATCAGAATCTACAACATAGAAGTAATTTAGGATACGGCAGGGTAAATAATAAGGCGGTATCTAATTTGCTCGACGTAAACCGATGGGCTAACAAGTACAATACGGATGGTGATTTTGATACAGAAGGTTTCCAGAAAGGATACAACAGGCAATTAAATGCATTGTGGGCGTTAGCTGATGTAGGCGCTATTACGAATGCTGATGCAGCCAAGAAATTCAGAGATGAATACGGATTCTGGGGCCAGGACGCCGGAAGCTACGGAGGGAATCAGGCTTATAATTCATTTGCCGTAGATGATAAGTTTGGTCAGACAACAGCCACCCGTTCTTATTATGGATTGGACGTTGTTTCGGCAGAGCAAAAAAGATTGTTAAACGAAAAAGGGATAAAGAATTATGTTGACTTATTTGGTGATAAATCTGATGCCGCTAAGAAGATTCTGGGCTCCGATTATAATAAGTTTGTTGCTTTAAGAGATAGTGGGTTAATGCCGGAAATGGACTTCGTTCTTGAGTCTGTTAAACCAGAAATGAAGCCTATTGAGGCCGGTCCTATAGCACCAGGTCTTACACCTCCTAAGATTGGATCTCCTGGAAGGATAGAGGTAAAACCGAAAGCTGGTACGCCTACGACTGTAACCGACACCGATACAGAGGAGGTGGTTGAAGACAACGGAACTAAAAGACAGGGGCAGCCGGCGGCGTTCGGTCCTATCTTCCCGGAAATGCTAAGAACCCTTGACACTGGCTTGGAGATAGAAGGCCTGGAAAGACATCAGGCTCCGAGAATAGACCCGGTTCTTCAATCTGCTGATCAGTATATCAACGAGCTCAACCGTGCGACATCGGCTCAGTTGGACGCAGTAGGTGACGTGCCCGACTCCCAGCGCTCCGCTATTCTGGCTAATATGAACGCCATAGCCGGAAGCAATATAGCCAAGTACATTAACGAAGTAAATTTCAATAACGCAAGGCAAATAAACGAAGCTGATAGATTCAATGAAATGGCTTATGTTCAGACAGACGATAAGAACATAGCGGAAAGGCAACGTTATGAATCTGGGTTATTGAAAGCTATGGCTATAAGGGATGAAAATCTTGCTCGTTATTATGATAGTATAAACAGCGAGATACAGAATAAGTTCAATGTTCGTACATCGTTGAATACCATAGCTTCCATAGCTCCAAATATGAGAATGCTTCCAAGTGGTCAAATTATTTACGTTCAAGGTAATCAGGATGTGATGAATATGGGTGATTATTCCACACCTTACTTGAGAAGTTTAAATGAAGAAGATGATGAAATTAAAAGAAGAAGGAGGACCAAATAGTGGCTTCACAGTATAGTATTTTAAGGCAATATGCCCCGTATGTTAGTCCTTACAACATAGATCTTGTTAAGGACGTCATGATGTACAAACAGCAGAAGGTTGATGCTGCTCGTGAAAAGATCTATACCCAGGTAGATTATCTTATGGGTCAAGAGATAGATAAGCCTGAAGCCCGCGCTTATATGGAAGATAAGATGTCAGGTGTGATTGCTAACATCAATCAAAAATTCAAAGGCGTGGATCTTTCTTCTGATGGTGTTACGAGAGCCATACAAGGAGAGATAAGTTCGGTGTTAGATGATACGGTCATTAACGCGATTGCCGGCACAAAAGAAGGCAAGAGGGTTATGAAGGAAATAGAATCTATAAAACAGAATCATCCTGAACTTTATTCTCCTATTAATGAATGGCATGCTTTGGACCCTTATTACAAATGGAGGTCAGATGGTAAAGCAGGATCAAGGTTGGGAGGTCTTCATTATTCTCCTTATGTCGATTATACTAAGGAGATAAATAAGCTGGTCAGTGATTTTAGGAAAAACAACGAAGGCAAGAAGATTCAGACAACAGAATATGATGTTAAAGGTAATCCTACTGGTGGAATCATAGAAGTCAACGTAGATGAGCTTACTGATTCCCAGATAAGGAATTTTGTGTCTGCTAACTTATCTGAAAACATGAGGAATCAGATGAGAATAGAAGCATCATACATGGCAGCTACCAATCCGGTGTTCAGTAATCCGGATTTGGTTAGTCAATACATTGGGTCTTATGTCGAAAGATACGATAGGCACATAGGAGCATTGGAAGCAAAAAAGAAATCAGTAGGGGATAATAAGGATATTATTGATCGTATTGACAGTCAGATACAGGAAGCTAAAAATCAGAAAGCAGAAGCCAAGAGGGAGGCAGATATGATAATAGCTTCATCAGATCCGGTAGCGGCTGCTAATTTTGTTGTTACCAATAATCTTTTCGATAAGATGACTGATGCATGGAGATACGACAATACAAGTTTTGAAAGGAAGAAAGATGATCTTTATTTTGCAAGGTTGGCAGAGGATAGGGCTCAGCAAAAGTTTTTGACTGATAATGCTAAGTCTATGGTTGAAATATCGTTGGCAAAAGAGCAACTTGCACAGGCTAAGATTGAAACCGAATACATGCGTACTTACGGTTCCAAGATGGGCACTGAAAGCTCATCCGGAGGCACAAGAGGAGCAGGCGGTGTAGGAGTGCCGATGGCTCCTATGGACGGGCCTACGGCTATCAATTCTGGAACGGGTAAGATAGGATCTGTTAATTTGGCTAATATCCCTTATGAACAACTCACATCTTCTTCCACAGAGCGTAGAGCAAATTTATTGAAATTATATAATTCATTATCTCCTACAGACAGAAGTAATATCGTTGCAGCATCATACGAAGAAGAAAAAACTGACCCAGGATTGTATGCTAATATGACTCCTGAAGAACGGATATATTCTTATTTAAAAAATAATGGAGGTCAGAAAAACGGATATTTTGGACAAGGAAATAACAGATTGTCTGAAGCTTATGATGCTTTACTTCTTTCTGATTCTAAGGCAAATGGAGCTACAAAGGCTATAAATAACATAACTGATTATCAAATAGATAATATAGTTACTAAAAAAAATAAGGATATTATCAGTAAAGTTCGTAATGCTAAGTTTATGAAAGGAAATTCTTTTATAAATCTTACCGATACAGATGATAAGGCTGGAGCCTTCCTGCTCGCCACAGCCATAACAACTGGTGTATCTGATGCCGTAGGGTTCAGAGAATACATGATGGACCCTTCAAGAGGAATAGATATTCTTAGTGCTATATCTCCGTCATTAGGAGCTAAGGCGAGTGCCGGCAAGTTGGGGAAAAACATATCTGATGCTATTACAAGCGAGAATAATGGTTCTTCTACTGGTACATTGGCTCTTATTAATGGAATGAAGAAACTCAACGGCGATCCTGATTTTAATATATCAGATTATATGACCATAGATAAGGATGGTGATATAGATTTAAAAGATTATCAGGAAGGTGAACCATTAACTATTACCCAGCTAAGATATGCTGAGAAAAACAGTAGAGTGTCTGATATGATAGCAGGTCAGATGCAGGATGAGATAAAAATGTCTGTATCTCCTGATCAGATTTCTGATAAGTTATCTCAGTATCATTACCTTGATTCTTACAAAAGATACAATTGGAATGCCGATTCACCGGAAAAGTCTTTGCAGAAGGCTCAGTTTAGAAGATTGTCTGGTTACATGGCAGGAAAGGTAAATAATCTGGATCCTACTGCTATTAATGCCATTAATATGGATGCCGAGATAGATAATGGCACCGTTAGAAGATTCTTGACTGCTCAAGTAGGTTCCGGTGAAAATTCTTATGTTACAGAAAGGGTTGAGATTACGAATGACGAGCTTCTTAAGGCGGGTATAGATCCTTCGGTCGAGGAGCGCAATTATCCGGTAGATGGCTACAAATCAAGTTTTGAAACCTGTGATTTTGTAGATACCGGAAAGAAGGAAGGTTATTCTTATGATAAGTATCTTATACGTAATGGCCTTCCTCGTTTGGCTTCTAAGGCTGATGTTAAGAATGATCTTTATGATATAGTAAAGGTTCATGGTTCTTACCTTAAGCCAGGAGAAATGAATGTTGTTAAAGCCCTTGTTGATAATTTTATTGACATGTCTGATAATATATCAGTTCAGTTGGAGGGAATGGACGATAGGGGTTCAAGAGAGGTAGCGGTCAATTTCTATGACAAAAGGACTAAAAATTCTAAAAATCCTGCATTGTTGTTCTCGGATTTTGTTCCTTTGGATCCAGGTAATGATGAGTATGCGGATTACTGGAATAGCATTCACCAGAAGTGTCCTCAGTACTTCTTTGTAAAATACGTGAAGGAGGCTGTTCGAGAACGTCTTGATCAGATGAGGGATCCGTATATGAGAGGAATAAATATCACGCCCAACATGAATGACAAGTTTAGTAAGTTGAACGATTTTTTGCAGAAAATTTATGGCTGACAATAATATAGATAGATATAATCCTGCTGCTAAAACCACTTACGAAGATGTGGCAAGGCAAAGAAAATTAGCCGAAGAAGAGAATTATACTCCGGCTACACTACCAGAGACGACAACGCCTCTGGTCCCTAATTATATGCCTGGTGAAGGTGTGTATGCCCAACCTAAATTTCCGGATTACGCATCAAGGATAGCTGCTGCCGAATACGAAGAACCGTATATAGCCAAGGAGATAAGCAACAGCTACTCGGAGGCACTGGCTCGTAACAGCTACAGGGGGGCTACACCTGCCCCGCCGCCTCTTAATCCCTATGGACCAAAGGTAAGTATCCGTGAAAGTCATCAGATGGGTAATGATGGGGTATGGCGTACAAAATATCCCAACTATATTCCGGGTATAAACAATGAGGATTATTATGCCAGGAGACAGAGCGGATGGAGTAAGTTTTGGAATGGTGTAGGTAAATTCGCTTTAAAGTCTGCATTGTACGGTGCACAAGGAGTTGTGTCATTGCCTGACAAACTTATCAATATGGCATCTGAGGGAAGTTATAAAGCTGCGTTAAACACTAACATGGATAAGTTTGTAGGTGATCTTGACCAGCAAATAGACATGCTTCTTCCTCATTATTACAAGAAAGAGGTAGAAGATTATAATTTTGGTCAGAAGCTTTTTAAGGATACCGGTAATTTCTTATGGAATGATGTCCTTGGTAATGGTATGTCTTTTACCGTAGGAGCCATGATATCAGCGTACATGACCGGAGGACTTGGAGTTGGATCATTGGGCAATATAGGTGCTAAATTAGGTGGAAGAATCGGAGCTAAGTTAGCAGCAAGGCAAGCTGCCAATAGGGGCATAGGAAGCCTTAAAAGCGTGTTTAACGACTATGTGAGAAAAGGAGTTGCTACCGGAAGAAATGTAGGGGAGGCGGCTAAGACCATGACGTTGTTGGCTACCAGTGCTGGATTCGAGTCATCGGTCGAAGCAAATTCTTTTATGAAGCAATCCGAGTCTGATTTCAAGGATTATTATCGTAAGATTTATGGTCGTGATCCCAATGCAGAGGAAATGGCTGTTTTTCGTAATTCTAATGCTGATGTAGGTAGTGCTATATTTGCCGTCAATATGGGTATCGTAGGATTATCCAACTGGCTTCTTTTTGGTAAGTATATAGGGTTAGGAGGCAAGGCTATACCTGGTTTGGAAAAGAAGCTCAACAAGCATTTATTTGGATTAGGGACGGAAGTTGCGAAGCCGGGAGAGATGGCTATTAAAATAACCAATCCCAATATAGGACAGAAGATAGCAGGCAATGTTTTCAATATCATGAAAAGACCGGTATCTGAAGGCTTATGGGAAGAAGGGTCTCAAGGTGCTGTCCAGAATACGGCTGAAGAATATGTTAAGTCAAGATATGACAATGTTGCTATGAACGGGGCCGTTGATGTTCTTGATGCTATTTCTGAAGGATTTAAAAAACAATATACGTCTAAAGAAGGATGGACTGAAATAGGAATCGGTGCTATTATCGGTTCTTTGTTTGGTATGAGGGAAGGCTTCTTTGGAGTGAAAGAGTATAGTAATAATCAGATATTGCTGGAAAGGCAAGTAAATGAATATAACAAAGCATCTTCTAATCTTAATACGGCGGCTTTGAATACGTTGAAAAAGTCAATGAGTTTAGGGCCTCAAGTTCGTTCCGACGCTCAGTCTATGACCGGTAAGGAGCTTGATGATGCTATGTTTGAAAAGATGTCTATTGACAATCAAATGGGGACCTTAGAGGATTCGGCTGAAAATTTCAGGCAGATGGTTGATATGATGCCTATTTCGGAAATAGCCGAAGCTAACGGAATGTCTTTGGAAGAGGCGAAGAAATACAAGGATTCTATTATCGATAATTATAATAATCGTCTTTCTGATTTCAGATCTGCTCAAGGTTTTGCCGAAGATCTTATAGGTGATGATTCTAAGATCGAATTTAGAAAATACGTAGCTCGTAATGCCTTCCTTGGCCTTCAATCAGAATCAAGGATGAAAGACATAGCTTCTGTCATAGAAACTCTTTCGGGGCAGCCTCGCGTGGCGGATGCGCTAAGTACGTTTTCCCGGCTGTCGGGTAGAGCGAGGGAGCGGGCTATGGCTATCCGTGGCATACGGTCAAGAATAGAAGAACTTGAATCCGAAATAGAAGATCTTGCTACTCGTCCTCGTAACGTAGATGGAAAAGACCCACAAGCTGAATCCATACAACGAAAAACTAAAGAATTGGAAGATCTTAGAACCAATTACAATAATTCGTTGTCTGAGTTATCAACGTTAATAGGAAAAGAGTTTTCGATAGAAGAGTTGGTAAGTAGAACCGAATCTGTTTTATCATCGCCTCTTTCTCCTATAAGTTCACAAGATGTAATAGAAGCCTATGATACGCTTGTGGCTTTTGATGATTATTTTAATGTAAAATCAAGACAGGAAAAGAAGTTTACAGCCAAAGACAAAGCCATGAGATCCTTGGTAAACGAATACCGCAGGAGTTTGATGGACTATAGGAATATGAATAACTTCTTGTCTAAGATGCTTGATAAAAGATTCTTGGCTGAGGAAAACAGGGGATTTTCAAAAGCGCTGTCTTCTCTATGGTCTACTCCTTATAAGGGAGATGACAAGGTTTCTGATTTTGCAGAGCCTAATAAAGTTGGTGAATATGACACTGATGAGGTAGTAGATCAAGCTGTGTCAGAAGGTAAGATTTCGGAAGACGAAGCTTGGACTATCAAGGCTTTTATGCATGCTCTTGATAGAGTAAGGGAAGATAGGATGAAGGAGGCAGAAGATGATACAAAAGAGTCACCGCTTACGGAGTCTGTATCGGATGAAGATTATGAGGCTGCTATGGATAATCCTATTATGGTTCCGGTAGTAAGGCAGTCTATAATTGATAAACTATATACAGGTAATGCCGATCTTCTTACTGCGAGAGAAAAAGATGTGTATGATAAATACAAACAAGATTTTGATGATTATGTATCGTCTTTAGGTGATAGTCCTGTTAATCTCATTAAATCATTATCTGAAAAGGCTGACAGGCTTACAAGTCCGAGATCAGTATATGAGGAAAATAAAGCTATTATTGATATGGCTAAGTCTAATTTGGAGCCAGATCAAAGAAAGGAGCTTGATGATGCTATTTCTTCGTATGTTGATATAATGAACAGGCGGGACAAAGGAGAGAAAGTTGACGAAGATAAACTTGCAGATTCGGTATTTACCATAGAAGATCTTGGCCAGGTTGGAAATATCACTGACCTCCTTCCTTATATCGAGCAAAACAGAATTATTGACAAAGGTCGTATCTCTGAATCTACGTTAAGTAATTTCGGGGAGGATGATGCTAATATAGATTCTCTTGTAAATGAATTAGACGAATCTGATAATACGCCGGGAGCCAATATAGATAGCGCCCAGAATCCAGAGACGTTGATGGTAAGAAGAATCTCTAATGATGGCAATGAAAGGTATGAAATTGCGGGTCTTAGAGCCGATAAATTTATATCTTCCATAAAATCATTGGTTCCTATTCAAATAAGCTCTGAAACGAACGCTAATGGCACTAAAAGGTATTCTCTTAACATAGGTGGAGAAACGGCTACTATAATTGAACTTCCTTATCATGCGAGATGGTCTATAGATAAAGAATCGGCTCGTGTTCTTAACCGTTACACAGATGTGTCTATTCAGGACGTGGGTAATTCCTATTCTTTGGTTTATAAGCGTCTTGATTCAGATGAGTTGGTTCCGTACAGAACAGGTGTTGGATTCGGAGAGAATGAGGTAGATAAAATAGATCAGGAAGCATTATCTTCTTTGAAAAAAGGAGATAAGGTTAATCTCGAAATAGATGTAAATGATACCTATAATCAGTCTCTTTTTGCCGAATACAATGATGCTGTTCAGTCTGGCGATAGAAATAAAATAGAATCTGCTGAAAATAAGCTGGTATCCAATATGGTTATTAAGGTTATGAGTGGGAACAGATTCGTTTCTGTTGTAAAAGCTGACACAGGGGGCATAGATGGTATAAGTAAGATAAGAAGAACGGCTTTCAACAAGTGGAAGAAGGACGCCGGCCGGTCGGCTACCATCGGCGTCGGCACGCATGTTGTTGCCCAGACCCTTCCCGGAAGACCGGTATTTAACATGAAGGCAAACGGTCAAGGATATGGTCAGGTAGAAAATCTCCCTATTACCGAAAAAGGTGCTGAAAAAGTATCTGATGTAGGATATGTATTAAATGGCAAAGTCGTGCTTAAGAACGGCTCTAAATACACAGGCTTCCCATTTGCTTATTCTATATTAAATGACAAGGGAAATAATTACAAAAATGTAAGAGTTCCGGTAGTTGTTATCAAGGGTAAAAACGGTCTTAATTATCTTTTCCCTGTTAGTTTACGTTCTGTAGAATCAGAGGAAGGGCAGAAATGGATGTCTTTTATAGATATGCTGCTTGAATCTGGTGATTCTGAATTGCTACAGATGGGTCAAGATGATATACAAGATCTTAATGCGTATCTAACCAAGTTAGGCCTTGATCCGGCTTCGTATCAAGTATCGTATTTGAATCCTATTTCAGGGCTTAGAAAAGCTCGTGAGGCTATAGAAGAATTATCTACAGTTCCTGATGTTGTTAAGTGGGTAGAAGATGGAAGTAGGAGTGTGAAAGACATTGTGACGTCTGAAGTAGAATCTGGAATAGATTTCGAAGGTGAGATGTTTGTCGCTCCTAAGATCAGGATTCAGTTTGGTAAATCATCTTCCAGACCTAAGTCGCTTATAGAGGATGATCTTCCTTTCTCTGATGAGGGTAAGATCGTTACTTCTAAAGAAGACGTGGATGTTTATGAAGAGGAAATGTCAGAGGAAGGGGCTGTCCGGGAGACTCAGCCGGCGCCATTAGCTCAGCCGGCTTCTGCGGCACAAGCTGCGCGGTCTTTACCTGGCAAGAAGCGTACCTCCAGGAAAAACTTCTCTCTTATGTTAAACGAAATAGAATCTCATATAGAAAAAGAAGGATTGCCGTCTTATGCTAATATTTTTGATTTTATAGCAAGGAAGATTGTAGGAGGTGATTTGAGGTTTCTTCGTGAGAGAGGTAATCCTAAAAGCCTTAAGGAAGAAATGGGATTAGAACCTAAAGGAACAGTAGGTGATAAAATATCCACTCCTTCCAGTAAAGGTGGTAAGACCTTAGAAGAATACGTTTCTTGGCTTCGTTCTCAAACAGATCAGGTGGTGGTTGATTATGTTGGGCCAAGATCTGACGAACAAATTATATCAGAGTTGAAAAACTTTTTGAAATATATTAATTTTGTTCCAAGCAAGGCTTTGAATTATTCTCTTAGAGTCAATGGCATGGATACCCTAAAAGAATATGGCACAAAAGAGGAAGTAGAAAAAATGGAATCTGATATCAATAGTTTGGTTTCTAAAGTTTTGCCTACGGTGGATAATAAAACTGTAGAAGATGTTTCTACTGCAATAAAATCAAACAACTTGCCTGCCATATGGGAGCCCGTGGAAAGCCTTGATATGACAAACGAGGAAAAAATAGAGTTTTTGAATAACGTAGCAGATTTCCTTAGCGGCATACCAGAGTATGATGCTGTCGTGGAGTCTATAGAGTCAGAATCAGATAATATTTTAAATGATGGAAAAGAAGGAAGTGCAGAAGGCGGTGCAGTACGCACTGAGGAAGATGGCGATAAAAAGGGAGATGGAGAAGGCAAAGGACAATCCAGAACAAATGTCGAAGTTAAAGGAAATGTCGAATTACCTGGATCTACAAAAGGAGAAATAGAAAAAGACGAACCTCGTATATCCGAAGAACCGCTTACTCACATATCAAGGGTAACAACCCCTTATTTCCTGTACGGCGGTGACGAAGCATATACATCTGTTCCGGCTAAGGTAGAACAGATACCAGAGAAGATAATGGGTCGTAATGGCATTAAATTTGGTATGAGCGTAGTTGAACTAACCAAATTAGGATACAAAAAAGCTGGTGGAAACTGGATATACAAATTCTACATGAACTCAGGTGTTTATGATTTGTATAATATCGGTACCGGCGAAGCGTTTAGAGCAAAACCGGATCTTGGAGTTAAGATAAGTTCCAGTGCATTCATCCGTTCTTTATCTCAATCTGGTAGAAAAATACAAAATATGATGAGTAACATGAGCCAGGAAGAGATAGATAGGAATAAGAATCTTGTAGAAGGTTCTGATAATTCGGATTCAAATAGCGAGCTGAATAAAGATTGTTGATTATATTTGTAGAAAAAAAAGAAATGGGATTAAAATGTCAGATAGAAAAAAGGAATAATATTGTAGAACGGGTTGAGGCTCCTAACGGGGAGCCTTCCGTTCTTTACGAAAGTGCCTTAAAATTATTGGGAAATAGCGAGCGAGCTCTTCAGGTATGGGCTAAGGCTTACACTCCTGATTTTTTATCGTATTACGGTCATTGGAATAACCCTGCCCCTGGGGAGATGTTTAATACAGACTCCAATGGCGAACCTTTCTTAGAAGACGTGCTGTCGTATATGAAGCGTCAGACTTATTTTGCTGATCCTTTAACTGCTCAGGATGTTAAGGATGTAAGAGATGTTATGATATCCAATTCCATATATAGCATACGATCTCTTATTAATAGAGTTAGAAGCTCTTTTTATGTGGATGGCAATCTTATCCTAAATGAAGAAAATCTAAGGAGATCCGGCTTGTATAATGAGACGGAAATAAGTAGGATATTAGATAATCCTTCTGTACTCAATGAGGTCAGCTCTTTTATGAGGATATTATTAGACTATTCCAATAACGAACACGACCTTGGGAAAGAGTTTTACTTCACAACCGTAGAAAAACCATACGGTCCTGTTGTGTATAAAAATGGCATCTTCAATAAATTAGGAAAGAGAGCATCATATAATCCGGCTGAAGTTTATGAGGTTATAAAAAATACAGTAGGGGGTATTAGTGTTGCTTCAGAGTTTGATGCTGCTTTCGGATCTTTATCTGATTCATATCCGGAGTTAGTTGAAAGATATCAGTCGGATAAGAGTTTTGCCTTGTCGATGTTCAACGAATTTTCGAATATGAACATCGTTCCGGTTGTGGCTTTAGAAGATAATAATATCGTAGAAGGGAAGAGACGGTCATTGTCAAAGTTGCAAGATTATGCTTATTATAGCCCTATTAATGCTGAGTCATTACGGGCTCGTATATCAGCCTTTCTAAATAGGGTTAATGCTGATACAGAAGAAGACCTTAGAAGTATGATATGGGACGTAGAAGAGGCTTGTGTAGGTCTTGGTATAGATATCGTAGGGGCGTCTAAAGCATACGACGGAACAGAAGAATCGCTGAATAAAATTGATAGCTTGATGTTGGATCTCGATATTTATGTAGCAAGGCACAACGATGACACTTATGCTCCTACCTTAGCTTCTGCTATTGATGATGTTCTTGGAGATAGCAGGGATCGCCGTGTTATGTTTCTGCCAGAGTATATGGATAATATGAATATCGTTTATATGGAATCTGACATAGATCCGGTATCGGCATTTGAAAATCATTCTCTGCTTTATCTTGGTGGAAACCTATATCATAAGGTAGAAAGAGATAATTTAAGTGATTTGTACGATATGGCTGCCGAGCTTGCCAAGCAGAGTCTAACTTATTTCCCACCTGGTATCTATCCTGAATATTGTTTTAAAGATGGTGTTTTAGATAAGCTCCGCGTGAAAAACGTAGATAGTAAGGCCCTTGCTGATTCTATTAAAAAATACGTCCTGTCTTATACCGATTCTCAGAATACGGAAGAGATGAATGCTACCAGATTGGCGTTCGGTCATCTTGTTGTTCCTGGAAGCCCGTATGTTAATGAAGAACGGGAGTTTAGCCGATACATAAACAGAAAGCAGGACAAAGAGAATCCTTTACTCTTATTCGATTTATACCAATCTTATCTTGAAAATAAGCTTCATAATACGGAAGTGTACGAAGGGGCATACAAGTATCTTGACTTTAAACCAGATCATTTACTGGGTCTTACCGTTTCAGATCCGGATACGTTAAAACAAATTGAACTATCTTTGGCAGGTAATGATCGTGAGCAGTTATTTGAGTATAGCATGAGCAGCACCGATCCTTCTTTTACAGATCTGTTCTATTTGGATTATTATGATATGTTATATGCCGGTTCTGATTTCTATCACGATCTTTTTACGAAACATCCTAATCTCTTAAATGAGGTTCGGGATCATAACATAACTAAGCAGGATGATAATGTTATCGTAGAAGGTTTGTATGATAATTTTATCAGAATAGGAGACATGGTGTTCACTAAAGTTGGCGAAAGTAGTTCCGGCTCTATCTACCAAAATCTAACAGGAACCGAATCGGAGGTGAAATACGATTCTACTCAGAAGGCTAAGACGGTAGAAACCGATTACGCTCCATACCAAAACAGATCTGGCTTGACGCAAGATATGACCGTAAGCAAGTCTGAATTGGATGATCTTAATAAATTGGAATGCAGGTAATTTTTGTATACATATAATATAGTTTTTCATAATTACGATTTGGAAAGTGGGGCTTGTGAAAGTCTCACTTTTCTCATATATGTACGTATATCAATAACATACAAGAAAAGTTATATTTTCATTGTTTATGGATTATTTTTGTTAAGTTTGCGATATTAGTTTCAGGAAGGGATTATGGGAATAAGGAAAAAGTAAGAACCGAACGTAACTAATAACAGTAGGAAATGAGAATCAGTACCATCAAACGTAACAACAGCATTCATCTTATGTATAAAAACATTATGAATGATTTAGGTCAATTAAGAACTGTAGTTTCAAAATCCTATATTTATAATCTGATACAAAATCAAACCGGATTAAGTATCAGAACTATATCCCATGTCTTGAATCACACAAAAGAACAGGATACAGATTCTTTGTGAAAGGCATACATTTTCCTACATTTGTGTGTTCTTTAGTTTTTAGATTTAAGTTTTTCATGGTATTAGTTTAGATTAGTGTAGATCAGGGCTCGCAGTGATGCGGGCCCTGGTTTGATTTAAAAAGTATTAAAATATTTGCTATTTAAAATCCTGTTCCTATCTTTGCTCCAGAAACAATGAACAACGAGATCCCACCTCTGGTTGTTTAATGTTGAAAGATATTTTTGGCTCATTAGGGTTTGTCATAGTGGGATCTGACATTCTCTTTTGGGCCTATTTTTTTTTATCATGGATAAAGTTTCTGTTTTTGAAAGTTCGGATTTTGGAGAGCTTAGAATTATTGTAGATCCAAAAGGAGATGTTTGGTTTGTGGCGTCAGATGTGGCTAAATCTCTTGGATATATAAATGCTAAAGATGCGGTAAAAAGACATGTAGATGATGATGATTCTATGCTTTTGCAAGTATCTGATAATCAATGGGGCGTAAAACGATCTATATTGAAAACCAGATATATAGATAGTATAAGAATAATTAATGAATCTGGTTTATATTCTCTTATATTATCTTCAAAATTAGAGTCTGCTAAGAGATTTAAGAAATGGGTAACATCTGAGGTTCTTCCTTCTATTCGTAAAACAGGAGAATATAAAACAAGTTCCGGTGGAAAGGGAATTTTGGTCCCTGACTTTTCTAATCCGGCAGATGCAGCAAGAGCCTGGGCTGATCAATATGAAGCTGCTCAAAAAGCTATAGCCGAAAAGTCGCAGGCAGAGGCAGAAGCCGGCGTTCTGATGGGACGTACATGGGGTACGGTGGTGGTATTTACGACCATTACGGTATGCATGAGAAGATGAAGGAGATGGAAGAACGCGAAAACGAGCTGGAAGAAAGGGAAAGAAGGCTCGAAGAGCGCGAACGTCGTCATGAAATGGAGGACCGGGAATACCGGAGGATGGGTTACGAATCCTACCCGATCGATTACTATGGAGACGACAGATACTACGGTGACGGGCCTCAGATGCGTAGAGGTCGCGGACGTGGCAGAGGTCGTTCTTATTGAGGAGCAGACGCAGAGGATCCAGCTTATCAGAAATATGTAGATACTTACGGCTACCATTTTTCTAATGCTCTCGCTGATGAGGCGGTAAAGAAGATGGTCAACGTCGATGGATCCAAGAGGATCTGGAAGCAGCCGGAAATAAAAGATATTTTTGAAAAGTGCGGAGCGAAGAAGCCGGATAAAGCGACATGGGGCGATGTCCAATATGTCTTTGCAATGTACTATTCGGATGGTTTTCCGAAGGTCTTCAAATGTGAGAACGAGTTGGTGAAAGCTACGTTAATGTATTTGGATGATCCGGATGCTCCCGAAGGAGTAGCCTTTATAAGATGGCTTGCCGTGCAAGATTACCTCGGCGAAAAAATAAACTGGAAGGATCTGACCTGAGATCCAGACCCAGGTCCTTCCGGTGGTGCGGGAGCCATAGTAAAAAATATGATTCCCGCATTCCCGTTTTTCCCGTTTGGAAAAAAAGGAATAAAAAGTGTTATACCGGTCGGCGGGCGATAGAATACCCGTGGCCGGTTTGTTTCACATAACTTTTTTTGGATATGAATGTAGCACACGAATATAAATCAAATAAAACCCCCTTGTATTTATTAGGAGAGTTGATTGGCGTACCGAATACGGTTATGGACTCAGCATTGCATGAACTGAAAGATAGAATAGACAAAGACCCTAAATGGGTGATTATATACCACTTTACACCAAAAGCGTAAAGTAATACACATTTATACGGAAATTCGTACCGGGTTACACCAAAACCCTCTACCTTCTGGTAACATCGTTACATCAAAGGATTCTTTTTCCGATTTACGGATGATGTTAAAAGCACCATTGATATCAGCATTAATTGTCTTACCAGAAGAGGTTTTAAACAATCCTCGTTTAATCCTTCTTCCTTTGTAAGATTCATGTTTGCAAATCCGTTCATTATCTAAAAAGCTACATTTTGAAGTATAAGATTCTTCAACGATCTTAACATTAATACCTTCTAATGTAGCTTTATACGATATCATACTGATAAACGAATTAAAAGGAATAGATACAAAGTTCTGATTATTACGCTTTCCAATATTGATCTCTTGTTTCCAGCACTTGTTATGACCGATTATGATCGTATTAATACCATTGGAAACTACATGATTAACCAATATTCTACTTGCTTTATGCAGATAGTCTTTGATCTTGTTATTCCTTTTGTCGGTTAATGACCTTATTTGTTTTGAAATCTGTTTATTGTCTTTTAACTTAGATTTTAAGAATGCTAACCTTTTGTTATAATATTGGTTAATATACTTTAGTGGTCTACCATTGATGATAAAACAAGAACCGGTGTTTGAAACACAAGATGCTAAATTATCCAATCCTATGTCGATGCCAAGATAGTTCCCATTATCGGACATAAGATTCTTTTCCTTCTTATTGTAAACTATTTCAAGAACAATATACCCATTCTTAGGAATGAATCTAAGTTGTTGAATATTTTGCTTGTTAGTTTTTGTTGTAAAGGAAAACTGTTTTGGTAACTTAACAATGCCTTGTTTTATCCATTTTTGAGAAAAAGCATTTGTTGCAAAAACAGCAGGAAACAAACCACCCTTGTTGAGATACCTTGGCATTCTGACTTCCTCAGAATACTCACCTCTATTCTTTTTATTAAAGAGATTGAAGAAAGATTTAAAGTTTCTATCAACCATCATCAATACTTGTTGAGCAACCGGTGCTGGTAAAGCACGATAGTCAACATCATTTTCTGTTCTTAACTTCTTTTCAAGAGAATAGTAGTTTAGGTACTTATACTTTACAGTATTATCA